AACTCTTGATGGTCCTGTACTTTGGTCAGTTCGTTGATTCGATTGTAGTCTACTGTTTGCAAGGCCTGTTGTTGCATGTCCTCAATCTGTTCGCTGTAGGGATCAGTTTCGGCATGCTTGCTGGTAATTTGTTGTAGTAAATTATTTACCTGGGTAGAGTGCTTGATAGCCTGTGCTTCGGTATCATAGTGTGTGGCAGGTTGTGCGCCCAGTTCCACTGCTACATAACCTAAGAGTTGTTCAGCATAAGGATCAGTTTCGGCTGATTTGGCTGTGATCTTTTGCTGTATGTTTTCTAGTTCACTGCTGTGACGAATGGCTTCAGCTTCGGTCTTATAATGTGTAACTGGTTTGATGTCCAGTTCACCCAATGCGTTCAATGCATCAGTATTCTCCATCCACTGTCCATTGGTGGCCAAGGCTTGCAGTGCTGACTCTTGCAGACTTTTACGTTTGGCTTCCAGCACTTGCTCGTGTTTGGCATCATGCATTTCCTGCCCACAAGCATAGCACTTGTGATCTTCTAGTTGTGCAATTTCTGCTTTTAACTTGTCAATGATCTTTTGTTCTTTGGCTTCATCAGCCACACAACGAGCAATGAGTTTTTCAAGATCAGCAATGTCTTTGGTCCGTTGATTGTATGCTGCCAAGTCTTGATGTGCTTGCAGTTCACCAGCAATATCAATGTGACTGAGTTGATTGTAACTGGCTTGCAATGCGGCAATGTCTTTGGCTTGAGTTTGCTGCCATGCAGTTTGATATGCCAGCAATCGATCATGTGCGTCTGCTGCCTTCTTGCGTTCAGTCCATAGTGCAAGCTCTTTGTGTGCCAACAACTCTGCTTCGATGTTTACTTTAGCCAGTTCGTCGTATTGCCCCACAAGGTATGCAAGGTCGCTGTCGTATTTCTTTTGCCACAGGCCTTGACGCCGACGCAAGCTCTCGATCTGTTCTTCAATGCGCCGGTTGGCTTCTTGCACAGCACGTACTCTGAACTCTTCGGCTGTGATGGCATCCTTGGTGGCTTTGTTGAGTTCTTTGATGCGTTCAGCACGTTCGCTGAGGACAGTGATGCCCAGCAACTGCTCAATGATGGTACGCTGTTCATTGGCTTTCAAACTCAAGAACGGTTCTGTGTAGGTGTTCAAGGCTAGGATGTGCTTGAACATGTCATGACTCATACCAAACACACGTTCAATAGCATCCTGTGTTTCTCTGCTGTCGCCTTGTGCATCATCTGTGGCAGTTTGTTCTTCACTGTCCACATAGAAGCGCAACACATTGGGTTTGCGCCCACGTTCAATCTTGTATGTTTTGCCATTGACAGAGAAGTCAAGACTGACCAACATGCCCTTGCCGTTGGTTTTGTTTACCAAATTATCCTTGCGAATGTTTGACAATGCTTGCCCGTACATGGCATAACTCAAGGCATTGATGATTGTGGTCTTGCCTGTGCCATTGCGGCTGCCATCGCCGCCCAAGTCCAAATTCTCACCTAATACCAACGTTAAGTCTTGACGGTCAAAGTCAATGCCTTGTGTGGCGTTGCCCACACTCATAAAGTTCTTAACGGTAAGGTTTTTTATGTTAATCATATCTTGATTTTAAATTTTCAATACAGGCCTGTTCAAACTTTTGTAATTCAATATTTTCCAGCTCGTTGACATAGTAATTGAAATTGTAGTTTAACACATCTTCCATCTTGACACAAAGAGATTGGAGTTCTTGAATTGAATATCCGCATACAGTCTCGACTATAGTAACTACAGCAGTGATACGATCTTCAAATGAGTCTATGACATCGTAGCTCTCATCCCAAAAGTCTGAAAATGTTTTAAACCCCAATGACTGCAACCGAGCGAGAGATCCTACTGGTCCCACAATAACAAACGGACGCTTGTTCACAATAGGTTTGATGGTTTTCTCACTAATAAAGGTAGATGGATAGTTGCATACTGTTTCAGTTACCACTTGTAAAAAGGCCTGTTGGTACAGTGCATTGTCCATTCCTGTTATACTATAAGAATCTTCAAAATTTTTGAATTTTTGCTGTGATGGAAATTCTGCAATAATTTCTCTTAATTGATTGCTTTGTATCAACACTTTTTCGTTGATACGAGTGTTTGATGTTAATTGCAACAAATCAATTGTTGGTAACATGGTCATTTCCCAAATAACTTACTATTCCAAATTTCAATAAGTTTTTATGTTTTAACAGTGCCACAAGTGTTTGACGATGAAATCGTCCAACTCTGTTTAACGACAAATATTTTTTTGTTATAGCAGTTGCATTCAATTCTAAATTTTTATTTTCTACTGATGGATAACATGGGGTGTGTAATAAATTGGTAATGGTTTTGATACTACAAACATCCGTGGAAAGCAAGTCTCTAGCTTGTTGACATTGTTTTTGCAAAGTTTGTTGAGTCAATACAAGGCAAAAATAATTTGAGATATCTAAACTTTCTAATATTTTTTGTAAATTAATAATAGTAATTCCTGGTGAATCTTGTGTGATGTAATATTCAGTATCATAATGTAAAAAAATAAATCTATAATTAGATTCAAAATGATCTTTACGTAACAATTTTAGTTCCTGGTACAACTGATCCATGTTTAGATCATATTCAACCAGATCAAATACTCGATCAAAAACAAAATATTTTTTTAAAATTGCAACAGTCGATTCAGATAACATTATGTACAATACTTAAAATTGTGACACGATAACCAGTGTGCCTGCCCGCTACGAACAATTTCTTCGGGCACTGGCAGAAAATCTAATTCTTTACAAATTCTGTTGACACTAGCAATACAAGACTCAACAGTCAGCAGATCTGACAGATTGACAAATGATCTAAAAATATTATTATCAAAGTTATTTTTGTCTGTGTACTGTTTTTTAAATTGATTTTTTACAATTTCTCTTTTGACAAAACTAAAAAAAGGTTCATCTGAATACATTGGATTGTTGAACTTTTTAACATATTGATGCATAAAGGGATGAAATTCTGGATCATTATCTTTGAGATGTATTTTGCCATCTTTGCAGCCATACAATTTTAACCATAACGCTCGATGAAACCATTTTTCTGCTTTTTTATCTATTATGATAGTTACAATTTTTGAATCAGCATAGTATTCTGGAATATGAGTTTTATGCCATGCTACTGTGATTATTTTTTCGTCGGCAACTTGTTCCCAAAAATATTCCGAAGCGTCTTGACGAGCATGAGTCATAAACTGATCATATGACAAGTCATTGCCACGACTGTACTTAGTACTAACAAAATGCAAATTCCAAGAACTGTTGTGATGTGGTTCATACTTACACCATTCACCTATTGGTTGTTTAAAGTGTTGTAAAATATAGGAGATGCATCCGTTGATTGTTTTATTTTGATTGACCACTGGATCAAAATGAGCAAGGTCATTGCTTCCTGTTAGCAATGACATTAAAAATTTTCCGGCACTGCCTGGAGCAAATTGAACAAGTAAAAATTTAGGTTTTTTTGTAAAGGTCATTGCATGATCCAAATTTTTGGTATCATTGTTTTATAAATTTTGATAAATTTGCAACAGTAATTTGTTGTCGTAAAATTCTGATTCAATGTTGGTGAGTTGGTCGGTGACAATTTGATCCACACTTTCAAACTTGACATCGCCGGGCGCAAGGTCCACATCCACACCCGAAGTCTTGTTGGGTATTAATGCCATTTCACGCAGGCTGTAATCTTTGATAAAAGTCTCTTTGACAAAATTGGCTTCTTCGTACGAGATCTCAATATCCAGATTTACGCGAACATGCATCCGGGGTGCAAGCAATGTGGCTGCATTGTCAATTAGGTTGGCCAGGCCATGTACTCGATATCTGGGTTGGTCCGGCCAAGCATGATACTCGGGCTCTCGGCCCCATTCAAGTATCATCATGCCACGTTCATCATCTCCAGCATCAGCATAGTTGTGCGGAAAGCAGTTGCCAATGTAGGTGATGTTGTTGGCTGTTTGACGTTTGTGAAAGTGTCCAGTAAACACATGATCAAATCCACCAAAGTCGCCACGTTGTACTGTGCCATGGTCTGGCATCTGTACCATGGCATTCATGTAGTAGCCTGGCAGTTCAAAATGCCCAAACATGTATTTGCCCTTTAATTTTGGAATGCGTTTGTGGTCATCGCCGCATAGCCAAGGAGCAATAACAACGTCACCATGACTGAACCAATCATTGCAAATTTCAACTTTTGGCAAATGTTTGGCCCACTCCACACTTTGAATATCGCGCTTGTCTCGATAATAAAGATCATGATTGCCAGGAATAAAGTATACCCGATCAAAGTTGTCATTCATGTGCTCCAGGGCCCGGAGACTGTAACTCAGGGTAACAATATTTAAGCTGGCCCTGTTGTTGTGCCAGTCGCCAAGGAAGAAGCAGGTTTCACAACCTTCTTCTTTTGCTTTAGCGATAGCCCATTTCACAAAGTCCAAACAGTCATCGTTGTGCGTTTGACTGTTGGACTTCAATCCAAAATGTATGTCTGTGAAGACCGCGGCCTTCTTGAATAGATTTGTCATCTACCTAGTATACTACTCTTCGTAGGTAGTTACAACCGGTCCGGACATGGCGGCCATGCTGGCCTTGCCAGAGTTCTGACGTGTCCAGGACGGATTGAGTCCGTTCATTTCAAGAATGTCATCACGTATGTTTTGATTTTTCTTTTCAATGTTCAGGATGCGAGTAAAGCTATTGGTAATAGCGGCAGTATAATACGCAAAAGGGTTCTGCGATTTGGACTCGTCAAATTGCAGGCCGATTTGACTGAGTTGCAACAGGGCTTGTCCGCGCATTTCTTCATTGTAAGTGTATCCTCTCCAGTTTGATCTTGTGGCATAGCGTTCGCACAGTTTCATAAACATAGTGGCCAGTTTGCGTGTCATCATGCCATGATCCTTGCAGAACTCGCCGGTGTCCAAATCACCCCGCCAGTGGCTTTTGCCCACCAGTGCAGGGTTCTTGTCTTCGTCCAGTCTGTAGTGCCAAAACGGGGGGAAGTTCACTCGCATGTGTGTGGGATCCAGCACAACGTCTTCAATCAAGTCTGCCAGTGGGTCTTCTGTAACGTCATCCAGGTCCAAGATGTCTTCGATCTTTTTCTTTTTGGCAGCAGTTTTAGGCACTTTCTTGGGCGCCATAGGTATGTGTTCCCAAGTCATCACACGGAAAACCACCTCTGTATTGGGTATTTTTTTGGGATCTATTACTTCGCCAGTTTCACGTTTGTGACGGTCAGCACGATTGCGGCGTGCTTCTGCAATGGTCTTTTGATTGATTTTGCTTACACTAGGCAGGATCATGTCAAATTGATGATCAGTTGTTCTGTCCCGGAAACTACAGTAGGTATTTTTGCTTAAATGGATTTCTTTTAAAATGTCACGGTTGTTAAGGTAGTTAACCTTGGCTGCAGGTTTTGCAATTAAAGTCATTGTTGGGGTTTCTCCAGATATGTACTTATTGTAGCATATCTACAACAGTTGTCAACCTCTTCTTAAACTACGCGGTTAAAAAAATGGGTAAATAAGATTATGGCCGATATCAACCTACCACCCAATGTCAAACAAGACCCAAACACGGGCTTGTACCTTATTACCAATTCGCAAGGCAAGACGGTGCGTGTCAATGCGGACACACAAGAACAATTAAATCAATACGTAAATTCTGTCAACACTGGGGTTCCTGCTACTGTTACTGTAACAGATCCTAACACAGGCAATCCAAGAACTAGAACGTTTGATTCTACTGCCATGATCGCTCAACAAGAGTCAGTGGCCAATCAACAGCAGTTGTTGACAGCCGGAAAAAGACAAGCAGGGGTAATAGGCAACCGCGATGGGTCATACCAAGATTTAAGAACTGGTGAAACAATTAGCAAAGAAGCAGCAGAAGCAAAAATACAAGCTGCTGGTTTGCCACCTGAAACCCTTGCCGCAGTGACTCCCAAAGACTCTCCAGCGTATGCAGCCGCACAACAAAGCATAAATCAAACAGCAACAGTGCCCAGTAATATACCTCCTGCTGAGACATTGCAACCAAGTCAATCAGCAGGTGGAAACAGCACCAGTGCTGACGTAACAGCATCTGTACCAGCACCTGCTGCTGAACCTACTGCCGCAGCCATAATTGCGGAACCACAACAAGTGCCAGTACAAGACAGCCTTGCTCCAGGCGAAGAGTTAGTTAACACTTCTGCGCCTGAGCCGCAACAAATTGAAACTTTTAACGAAGGTCAGAGCACAATTACCACAGTGACCGATGCTCCAGCGGCCGTGCCGGAAACATTTGAAGCCGGTGGCGGTGGTGGCAATCAAGGCACAATCACTAGAGTAACGTACCAACCCGAAGACGTTCCGCCCACTGTTGATCCTGCTGCTGGTGAAGCTGACTCAGCCGCCAACCCACAACAAAGCACAGTGAACATTGGCACAGATGAGAATCGTGGTGGTAACCTTGAAGCAGCCACACTGCAACGAGCACGAGAACAACAGGCCATACAAGCACAGTTCCAAGCACCTGCTGATGGCGACTGGCGTGTGCGACTCAAACTGGCTCCCAGTGCTACCTATCTGTACATGGATGACAACAATAAACTATTGGCTCCGTTGAAAGCCAGCAATGGTGTGGTGTTTCCATACATGCCCAGCATACAAACCAGTTACAATGCTGACTACTCAGAAACAGCACTCACACACAGCAACTACAAAGGTTATTTCTACAACAGCAGTCATGTTGGTGATGTGCAAATCACAGGCATATTCACAGCACAAGACACAAGAGAAGCCAACTATTTGTTGGCAGTGATACACTTTTTTCGCTCAGTGACAAAAATGTTCTACGGTCAAGATCCACAGCGTGGCGCTCCGCCGCCACTGGTATACATTCAAGGTCTAGGCGAATATCAATTCAACAATCAACCTTGTGTGGTCAAGTCATTCTCATACAGCTTGCCCAGCGATGTTGATTATATTCGCACCAAGCCCAACAACTACAACATCAATCTAAACAACAGACTGGTCAAGTCACAAAACGCACCAGCCAACAGCATTGCATCTGTGGTCAATCGTTTGAAAAATGCACTGCTGCCCAAAGGGGCATTGCCCAGCGTGGGTGCGCAAGAACTAACGGTTGAACAAAGTGTGACCAACATAGCCAACGACACTTATGTTCCCACCAAGATAGAAATACAGATAACTTTATTGCCTATACAAACACGCAGTCAACAAAGTCAACAGTTCAGTGTGAGAGATTTCAGCAATGGTAAACTGTTAAGCGGAGGGTTCTGGTAATGGCCAACTATGATGCAACCAGCCCGTATTTTAACACAGGGTACAGCCAGTTCTTTTTGGATGTCATGGTCGACAGACCTTTCCCCCAGGAAAGCGATGATCTAAAGTTCAAATTGAATCTCACATATCAGTATAGACCTGACTTGTTGGCACATGATTTGTATGGCGATGCCAGATTATGGTGGGTGTTCTATCAACGCAATCCCAACACACTGACCAAACCTCCTTTGGATTTTGTGGCCAATACAGAAATATATCTGCCCAAAATTACCACACTTAAATCTGCACTGGGGTTCTAATCAATGGCAACTTATAGACCAGCAGTACCACCAACCTTGCCAGACAACGCTGAACAGCAACGTCGACAAATTGGTGACTATCAAGTACAAACACCAAAAAATTCTGTAACTGGGCAAGGGTTTGTGAATGATACCAACACAAACATTTTAAACACAATTGCACCCAATCGTGCCAATGATGACAACCCACAAACACAGAACCAAGGTGCCACTGCTGCCAGCACTCAAGGACCTGCTAACACTTCGCCAGGCGCCGATGTGTCGGGCACACTGAACACAAAAACAGAAGTAATACCGCAACCCAACGTACTAGACAGATTTGCCAGTTATACCTGGCAAGCCAGTGTGTACTTGATGAGTACCAGGCAATATCTTCAACTGTTGCGCAGTAAGAAAAAAAATATCAATGGTTATAACCTGTTGTTTCAAAGCGGCGGCGCACCTCCCAATACCGGCGGGTTTTTAGGAGCCCTTGGCCCAGGACAACAAAGCAGCACCGGAGGTGACGGCAGCGTGAACACAGCACCACCAGGCGGTGTGTTGGGAACCAACAGTGTGGATCGTGGTCGCAATCCTGCGTTTCCTGTGGACTTTTATATTGATTCAATCACCATTGACAATTTATTGCCAGGACGCCAAACAAAAAGCCCGCACATGGTAACTGATTTGAAATTCACAGTGATTGAGCCAGGCAATATTTCACTGTTGGATAGAATACACAAAGCAGTGCAGGACATGGGGCAAGTCAGTGAAAAAAATCAACCTATAAATTATACTGCGGCAGCGTATCTCATGGTCATACGCTGGTATGGCTATGACCAAAATGGTGTGTTGGTCCCTGTGGGCGCAGCCGATCCCAACACAGGATTGACTGACCCCAACGCTGTGGTTGAAAAATTTATACCTTTTTTGATCAAAAAAATCAAATGGCAAGTGACTTCAAAACTGGTATCATATGATTTTGACTGCGCACCTATCAATCAAATGGTAGCTGGCGGGACTCGTCGTGGTACCATACCTTATGACGTGCAACTCACTGACGGCAATGTGGGGAAACTACTGGGCGGGGATTTAGTGTATGCATCTACTGCACCTCCCACGGCTCCAGCGGATGCACCAGGAGCAAGCACCACGCCCAACACTGATGCCTCTGGACGCCAGACTGCGGCCACTGATTCTAGAACTTTTGCCAATCAAGCGCAACAACGTATGCCAGTTAAATCTACGCAAGCATCAGTGCGGGCGGTAGACAACGCCATTGATGCCGCAGCAGCACCCCCCAAAGCCAATGCAGCCTCGTCAGCTCAAAACACAGTCAAACAAGGATTGGTAGGAGCTATGAATGCATATCAACAATACCTAGTTGATGAAAAAATATACGAGATTCCGGATACCTATGAAATTGTTTTTGTAGAAGATGCTCAAGGGCGGCAGCCAATTCGCGACGCCAAAATTAGTAACCCTTCAAATAGGATAGTGGCGCAAGATCAAACAGCAATGAAACCTGGGCCAACACAAGTAGGAGGCCAAGCGTTTAACGAAGCTGCCAATGTCATGGACATCAGCAATCGCAACTGGAGTATCACCGCAGGTATGCAAATGGTACAAGTGATCGACTTGGCCATTAGAAATTCAACTTATATTACTGACCAAGCTATATTAAATTATGATGAAAAAACTGGCTCAGAAGTTCTCAATCCCAAGTTTGATAACACTGCCGATGCTCGTATTCAATGGTTCCAGATCAGCATGGAGGCCACTCAAGGCAGGTACGATGAAGCTAGAAATGATTATGCATACCACATCAAGTTTATTATCAGCCCGTATGAACTCATTGACTTTGACAGCAAATATTTTCCATTGACTAAGTTTCGGGGAGTGCATAAAAGTTACCCATTTTGGTTCACTGGGCAAAATACCGCAGTGATAGATTACAATGCAAACTTTGATGGATTGTACAACATCACTGTCACAGGCACACATGCTGATGACAGCGCAGCGGCCAAACTGCGTAAAAAATATTTGTCCAGCATGCGAGACATTCCCAAATACACCTATGCTCCGGCCAGCAATGCCAGTCGTCAGGGTGCTGACCGCAAAACCAACGAAGTCAGTGCCAGCGCCGCTGAATATTTGTACAGCCCTGGAGACATGGCCATTGGCAAACTTCGTATCATTGGTGATCCTGCCTGGATACAACAAGGCAGCTTGGCCGGCGGTGTGAACGCACAAGAATTTGGATACTCGGCATTTTTGCCCGACGGAACAATCAACTTTGATGCCAGCCAAGTCATGTTTGAAATAGCATGGCAGCGCCCTGAAGACTATGATCTTGGTACCGGCCTGGCAGATCCTTACGCACGCCCAGGCAATGAAGCACGACAACCATTGCAAAGCACAGTGTATAGAGCCTACAAAGTGGTCAGCGAATTCAAAGGCGGAAAATTTGAACAAGCACTGGAAGGCACACTGTATATGTTTCCAGTGCCGTCTGGCAAAAACACCGCAGCAGCCACACCCAATCAAAGTGCTGCTGAAGATTCTCGATTGGCTAGACAAAATGCTCAAGCAACCACCACAAGGACCAACACCGGCGGCGGACAAAGCTCAGCGGCATTTGCTAACATAGATCCAAGAAGAATTGACAAGGCTCTTGACAACGGTGCTGGGTCGGCCAGTGCAATTACCACAGATAAGCTAAGAGCAACATCAACAGCGGCAAGACTCAGTGGCACAAAACCAGCACCGTCTCCTGCGTTGGCAGTGACCAACACAGCCTCATCTGGAGGGTCATCGTTGCCTGCACCAAATGTCTCCAATTTGTCAGCAGCCAAATCGGTCACTAGCAATGGGCAAACAGTTGGTGGGATTTTTAGTGTATTTGCCCCTGTTAATACACCTAAAAAGATAGCTGATAATGCAAATCGTGGCGGCACACAGCCAGGCGCACACGAATACTAAGGATAGAGATGTCAACAGAAATACAACGCAGTACAGGTAAACCGTCAAACTATAAACTGGATCGTGGCGGAACGCCAGCGGAGTTTGGGCCATTTGTTGGCATAGTGAAAAACAACGTTGACCCCACTCGTGCTGGACGCTTGCAAGTATACATTGAAACATTTGCTGGCGGCAACCCTGATGATCCAACCAAATGGACCACAGTGAGATACCTGCCAGGTTTCTACGGGTATACTCCAGCAGGAAAAACTGCAGATAACAATGTTGGTGACTACACCCAAAATCAAAATGCCTATGGCATGTGGTTCACACCGCCAGACATTGGTATCACAGTGTTGTGTGTGTTTGCCAATGGTGATCGACAACTAGGGTACTACATTGGTGTTGTTCCTGACGATGGGTTAGGACACATGGTACCTGCCATTGGCGGCAGCGCAAACTATGTCACTGGTAATAAAAATCAAGAAACTTATTTTGCAGACAATACACTGCTGCCAGTAATTGAAGTAAACACCAACAATGAAAAATTAATAAACTCAGACAACTTTTTTAGACAACTCAAACCAGTTCATAATGTGGTAGCCGGCGCCATGTTCCAACAAGGACTCAATGGAGACATTGAACGTGGTCCTATTCGCTCAAGCAGTCAACGAGAAACTCCCAGTACAGTATTTGGTATCAGCACCCCGGGTATTCCGGTATACCAAGGTGGCATGAAACCCAATGATATCCGAAAGAAAATTCAAAACAATGAAATCAGACCCGACCAGGCACAAGTGACAGGCCGCATGGGAGGTCACACACTTGTGATGGATGATGGCGACCTGGAAGGCAACAATGCCCTGTTCCGTTTGCGCACACCTAAAGGTCATCAGATCACAATGAATGACTCGGGCAACTTTTTTTACATCACGCATGCCAATGGGCAGACTTGGTTGGAGTTTGGCGCAGAGGGCACAGTGGATGTGTTCTCAACCAACTCGGTGAACATACGCACCAATGGTGACATCAACCTGCATGCTGACCGTGACATCAACATGTATGCTGGCGGCAATATACAGGTCAAAAGTGAAAAAAGCACCACCATGGAAGCTGTCACCGACTTGAACATCACTGCGCAGAAAGATTTTAAAATCTACAGCAAAGCCACACTGGGAGTCAAGGCAGATGGTACCATGGCGTTACAAAGCGCAAGCGGTTCGTGGGCCGGCGGCAGTGATTTGAAGTTCACAGCTGGTGGAATAGACTTAAATGGGCCAACAGCACCCACAGTTGAAAAACCCAAACCCATTGCCAAAATCATGCTGGATGACACAGCTTTTGACACAGCCAAAGGTTGGCAAGTCAAAAGCAAAGCACTAGAAACCATTGTGCCCAGGGCGCCCACACATGAACCATATCCTTATCATAACAAAGGTGTTGATGTCAAAATCAAATTTGAAGAAGGCAAACCCAAACCACCGCCAGGTGCAGTGCCAGTGCCTGCTGGAGTAACCATCAAAGCACTATGAGTACATTTGTATTTGATCTTAACAGTTTGAGTGGAATCAGCAGTTCAGCAGCATCTTTTGAGTCTGGTCTAGCGTCAGGTACTCCTGATGATAAACTCACGTATTCAGGCAATGACCCTATTGTTTGGGATAGAGTAAACAACGAGCGCCTGCGCAGAGGATTAAGCCCATTGCCCAATCCCAGACCCATAGATGATGGCCGAACATATCCCACTGGCCGCGGCGGAGCAGTTGCCACCACCCAGTCTGACAGGCCATTAACCGAAGAAGAAAAAGCCAGGGCTGCTGCCATAGCCAAAAATTTTGGTCTGCCTGATCCCAACGCAGCCGCAAAAACATTTGAAGTCAGCTGTCCTCCAGGTACAACCAGAGAACAGGCTTTTAAAATATTTCAAGACCAGGCCAAGACAGGCGGCCTAAATGGTTTTACATCGGGCGATATACTCAACGCACAGACTCAAGCAGCCGACGGATTAGCATCTGCCCAAGCACAATTATCTCAAGGATTGGCTGGATTTCCTGGGTCAGACAAAGGTGCATTGAACTCGTTTAAAAGTATTGCAGACACTGCCAAACAATCACTGGCAGCAGGCACCACTGGCAGTTTGCAATCTAGAATCACCAATGGTGGATCAATACTGCAACAAACAGCAGGCAAAATAGGAAGTTTGTTTGGTGCACCAGTTACCAATGGTATCAACACAGCTGACTTTGCAAAAACAACCACGGCATTGGTACCAATGGCCGGGCTTGGCACCACTGATGTTCGTGCCACAGTGGCCGCAGTGGGTACTTCTACAGGGCAAGACTTTAGTCAGTTTACCAATTCAGTAGGAGTAGGTAAATTTGGATTCAACGCCACACAACTAGAAACAGCAGGCCTTCTCAAACCCGGAACAGCAAGTACATATCTTGCCAGCGGCTCAAATCAACTAACAGATGTATTAAAAAGTCCTGCGGTGTGGACCGGCAAAGGTGGCATCAACAATCTTGACAGTTTGTTGAGCAATCCTGCAGCACAAAATTTAACGCAACAAAACTTAATGAGTTCGGGACTGGCAGCCGCAGGCACACTTGGTGTGCCTATCAACAGTCTTATTCCCAAAGATCTGTCTGGAATATCAGCAAACTTTGCCAAATCGTCTGCAGAAAGTGCAGATTGGTTACGAGGCAAATTGCCAGCAGACAAGCAGGCAGATTTTGACAAACGTTTTGCTGATGCAAAATTTGCTATTGGTACAGCGGAACAAAAACTAAATGATTCTATTAAGCAAGAAGCTCCTCCAGGAGAAGCCACTGACACAGTCAATAGAGACACACTAACAGGTGCTGTGAGTCGAGTGTTTGGCAATGACAAAATTCCTTCTATAGACTACAATGGCCCGCCGCAACCCCCAAGCACACTGGTAGCAGAATTTAGACGATTGAATACTTTGTCTAAAGAACAACAAGTTAAACTAGTCAATCTTTCTGGTCAAGAAATTACGTCAAAAACTGTGGATCCGTTGATTGCACAGTACGATGCCATTCGCAAATATTTAGATAAGTTGGTCAAAGACTTTGAAAGTTTGAAAAAAGATTTACTGGCACAGCCTTATACATATGATCTCACCAGTGAAGTTGATGCAGTATTGGCCACAATACTAGGATTAATATCAGACATTTCAAAATTGTTTATTCCAAATCTGCGTAAATCCAAAGCAAATTAACCTATAAATATCAACATGACCACATTCATCGGCTTCAACACCATCAATCAAAACAAAAAGTTTACTCTGACAGATTTTGATTTGATTCAGCGTGACCTGTTGAATGCATTTAGTATTCGACAAGGTGAACTGCCCGGTCGTCCAGGGTACGGCACAGTGCTATGGGATTTTTTGTTTGAAAATCAAATAGAACAATTACAACAAGATATCCGTGCCGAAGTACAACGTATGGCAGGTGGCGATCCCAGACTAACTATCAACGATGTACAAGTGTATCCGCAAGACAATGGTATTTTGATACAGTTACAAATCACCATTGTAAACACCACTAACGCTGAAATTCTCAGCATATTCTTTGACGAACAAACTCGCAGTGCCAGCTACGTATAACTACGCCGTTTTTATTATCAATAAATAAAGCACGGACAATACAAAAATGGCAACAACCACAAGACAAACAGCAATATTTGGCGTAGAAGATTGGAAACAAATCTACCAAACCTACCGCGAAGCTGATTTTCAAAGTTACGATTTTGAAACTCTTCGTAAAAGTTTCATTGACTATTTGCGCCTGTACTACCCTGAAACATTCAATGACTACATTGAATCGTCAGAATTCATTGCCTTGCTGGACGTCATGGCATTCATGGGTCAAGCACTGGCATTCCGCACCGACTTAAACACTCGTGAAAACTACATTGACACTGCTGAACGTAGAGACAGTGTCACACGATTGGCCAATTTAGTAAGCTACACAGCCAAACGCAACACAGCCGCTGAAGGTTATCTAAAAGTGTTCAATGTCACAACAACTGAAAATGTTGTGGATTATAATGGTGTAAATTTGAGTAATGTCACAATCAACTGGGCGGATCCTACCAATCCAGATTGGCAAGAGCAGTTTACTGCCATCATCAATGCCAGCCTAGTAGACAGTCAGCGTGTGGGTCGCCCAGGCAATCGTCAAACCATCTTGGGTGTAAACACTGCTGAATATGCTATCAACTTGGTGCCAGGATTTTTGCCTGTGATTCCTTACAATGCCACTGTGGATGGAATCAACATGCCTTTTGAGGCCATGACATCAACTTCAGCAGGCAGAGACTATGTGTATGAGCCGGCGCCAACGCCCAGCACAAGTTTTAACGTGCTGTACAGAAATGATCAACTGGGCTACCAATCAGCCAACACAGGTTACTTCTTTTTGTTCAAACAAGGTGTGCTGCAAAATCAAGACTTTAACCTAGCTGAACGCATTGCTAACCGTACTGTGGACATCAACATTGAAGGTGTTAACAACCAAGATCGTTGGTTGTTCCAGCTAGACAATGTGGGCAACATTGCACGAGAATGGCAATTTGTGGAAAACGTTTATACTGCCGCCGCTCAACGCAACAATGTGTTACAGCCTATCTACAGTGTAACTTCCAGGGCCAACGATCAAATCACCATGGTATTTGGTGATGGTGTGTTTAGCGAAATTCCTGTGGGCACTTATCGTGCTTATGTACGTGCATCAAACGGGTTACAATACATCATCAACCCTGAAGAAATGCAAAACGTAGTTTTGCCCATCAGTTACACTGACCGAAACGGCAACTTGCAGACTATCACATTCACCTGCGGCATCACACGCCCTGTGTCAAACAGCCAAGCACGTGAACCTATTGCTGAAATCAAACAACGTGCTCCTGCACGTTACTACACACAGAACCGCATGGTCAACGGAGAAGACTACACTCTTTTTCCATACACTCAGTACAACAGCATTATTAAATCAAAAGCCCTGAACCGTGCCAGCATTGGTACCAGCCGCTATCTTGATCTTGTGGACAACACCGGCAAGTACAGTTCAACCAATACATTTTCAAGTGACGGCGGACTGTGGCGTCAAAATATTTTACCAACCATTCTGTTCTCGTGGACCAACCGCAATGAGATTGCAGACGTAATTACCAATCAGGTGCAACCGGACATTGGTAGCGCAACAGTTCGACAGTTTTACTATGCCAACTTTCCACGTATTACATCTACAACTACTCCCAATGGGATAACATGGTTGCCCAACTATCAATGGCATCAAAGCACCACATTGGCCAATGAAACCACTGGATATTTTACCAATGCCACTGGCACGCCAATTCCCATTGGCGTTACAACTACTACAATGTTCCAGTATGCTATTGTGGGCAGTTTGATCAAATTTGTGCCGCCCACAGGCTATTACTTTGACCGCAACAACAAACTGGTACAAGGTAGCCCAACCCGTGCAGACGAACGACTAGAAATCTGGGCCAGCCCGCAGCAAATTGTAGGCGACGGCTACAACAACGGTGTAGGTAACTTGACTACAGGCGCTGGCCCTGTGACTATCAACAACTTTGTGCCCACTGGCGCACTGGTAGACACTATTATTCCGTTGTTTGTAACAGACTTGCCCAATGCAGTTGAACAAGCCATGGCCGAACAAATTTTGTTGTATCGCAATTTTGGTCTTGGCTACGACAGCAATGGAGATATCACTGGCACTCCTTACACTTGGTATCTTATCACACAGCAAAATCTTGATGCATACTCACAGACCAACTCTGCGCCCTGGAGCCAACAATTTGCCGGTGACACATCTGGCGCCAACAAAGATGCCAGTTGGATGGTACAGTTTGTTGTGCAAAATCAAAATTACACAATCACATTTCGTGGATTGAGCTACAACTTTGGGTCAGTGTTGCAAACACGTTTCTTCTTTTACGAAGATCAACTGGTATATGACAGCCGCACAGGCACAATCATCAAAGACTTTATCAATGTGCTGTCAGTGAATACCCAGCCAGACAGTACCAACCCTTTGCCTGGCGACATCTATACCACAATCATTGGCCAGCCTGTAGAAAGCGACGGCTATGTTGACGACTTCCAGGTGTTGGTAAGCTATCGTGATTCAGACAATGACGGCGTACCTGACAATCCTGACTTCTTTGACGAAATAGTTGGAACTGCTACCGCAGCTGGTCCATATGTGTTCTTGCAACAAACTGTGGATTTTGATAACTTGCAACGTTATTTGCTGGTAGAACAAGACAGAGTGACATACGACTATGGCACATTGGATGAAATTGAACTGGCCAAAACCGAATGGACGCCAGGCCAGGTATTCTACGCCTACAATGAAGATGCATTTTATGAACTCAGTATCAGTACCACTGGTGTCAGAACCATTGTTGCAGTCAGTGGATGGATTGCAAAAATTGGTAGACAAAATTTGTACTTTCAGTATCGCCACAACTCACCATTGACCAATCGTATTGATCCCGGATCTACCAACATCATTGACTTGTATGTGGTCACACAGAACTACTACACAGCATATCAAAACTGGTTGCGTGACACCACAGGCACAGTGATAGAACCAGCTGTCCCTACCATCAATGAACTCAGTACCGAATACCAGTCGCTAGAAGATTATAAAATGATTTCAGACAACATTGTGGTCAATTCAGTGATATTCAAACCATTGTTTGGTGCCAAGGCAGCCGCAGAACTTCGTGCCACAATCAAAGTGATCCGTGCGCAAAATTCAAACGCCAGCACCAGCGAAATCAAAAGTTCAGTGCTGGCAGAGATGAACAACTATTTCTCCATTGACAAATGGAACTTTGGAGACACATTCTACTTCAGTGAGTTGGCAGCATATTTGCACAGCCAGCTGGGCACAATTATCAGTTCAGTGGTACTAGTGCCCTTGGACCAACAAAAGAGTTTTGGTGATCTGTATGAAATCCGCAGCCAACCAAACGAAATTTTTGCCAATGGTGCTACCATTGACAATATTGATGTAATTGAAGCATTGACCAGCACCAACTTGCGTACTGCCCCAGGCAGCGGAGTAATTTAATGGCACGAACCAGATCAGTTGATTTTTTACCAGAGATTTTTAGAACTCCAGTTAACAAGCAGTTTTTGGCTGCCACACTGGATCAAATGGTTCAAGAACCCAAGTTTAAAAAGACACAGGGTTTTATTGGACGCACTGTGGGTCCAGGGGTCAACCCCAATGACAAGTATGTGGTTGAACCCAGCGAAGTACGTCAAGAGTATCAGTTAGAACCTGGTGTTGTGAGTTTGGTACCAGACACAAAAACAATTAAAAATGTCATTACCTATCCAGGCATGAATGATGCCATTGGATTTCAAGGTGGCAATGAGAATCGTGCTGACCAGCTGTACAACAGTGAATACTATACCTGGGACCCATTTGTTGACTATGACAGTTTCATCAACTTTAGCCAATACTTTTGGTTGCCCAGCGGTCCAGAAACTGTGGATGTTGCTGCACTTGGTGTGCCCACCAATGACAATTTTGTAGTCAATAGAGAAAATGGCGTTTACACTTTTTCAGGATTGGCCGGCGATAACCCCATTATAGATCTAGTGCGTGGCGGCAGTTACACATTCCAGGTGGCACAAAACGCCAAAGAAACTGTGAACTACCGTGTGACCAACAATGGCATCACGTCTTATCAAATTGATTTTCAACCCAACCCAACACTGACCCTGACTCGTGGCAATACCTATGTGTTTAACATCACACTCAATGGTGTTTATCCATTCTGGATCAAAACTGCCCTGAGTCTTGGCACCGCTGATGCCTACAACTCTGGCGTATTACGCAATGGTAGCAGTTTTGGTCTTGTGACATTTACAGTGCCACAAGATGCTCCTGACACACTGTATTACGTTAGTGAAAATCAAACCAACTTGCGCGGTACTATCAACGTTGTTGATGGTACTCCAGGAACTGGCCCTGGATTTTGGATTCAGACATCTCCGGGTGTGGCAGGTGTTGTACCAACCACTCCTAATATCAGCAACCGAGATGTGTATGGCGTTGCCAACAATGGCGAAGATCTTGGTGTTGTGTCTTTTAACGTACCACAAAAAACAGCGCAACAATTCTACTATGATCTTCCTGATGTGGGGCCAATTGATTTGTTGACAGAATTAAAATTTGACCAAATCAACAATCAACCTTTGGAGCAGTTTATCGCCACATATGGCGGTATTGATGGCACCACATATCTTGACACTCGCACTTTAGTTTTTACAAATCCCATTGCCGACGACACCGATGGCGGTTGGTTAATAACTTCATTCTATGACCCATTGCCTAGATTAGATTCACAAAATGGTCAAGTGGGCAGTTATGACACAGTAAACTATGACCAAACTGACGTTGTACCTATTGCAGACCGATATCAAGTGTGGCAAATCAGTATTGTAAATCGCAACGGCGTTGATTACATCAGCTTGTCTAAAATTGCTGATGTTGGACTCAATCAAAAGTTCACCATCAGTTACGGCAATACCTATAGCAATACCAGCTGGTATAAAAACTCCACAGGATATTTTCAACGCATACCTCTGTTGACAGCAGTATTCAACGAACTGTATTATCAAGACGGGACAGACCCTGCAATATTTGGTCGAATCAGATTGTTGGATCAAACAGAAACCAGCACACTTTTTATTGATCAAATTGTTGGCCAAAAGAACTATACCAGTCCCAATGGGGTGACATTTACCAATGGACTCAAAGTACGTTTCACTGGTGATGTGTTGCCAGTGAATTACGGGTCAGGCACAACTACATTTACTTGTACTGCTACACAAGCAGGCAGTAACTATATCACATGCAGTTCAACCGCAGGGTTGTACGAAGGTGAGGAGATTGTATTTTCAGGTACCACTGCTGGCGGTATTGTGGCAGGTGTAACATATTATATTAAAACCATATCAGCCAATGGTATACAGTTTTCAATAGCCACAGTGGCTGATGGGGCAACTTTTGAATTGAGCACTGCCACAGTGGTAGGATTTACTGCTGTGGCATTTGCCAACAATGAATTTTATGTGGCAGGAGTGGGCACAGCAATTGAATTGCTGCCAGTGCGGAACTTTATCACTCCTGAAACTTATGTGGTTGATGCTAAAGATAGCACCATTGCATCTGAACCTGGTGAAGTGGATTACCTTACTATTGATCGTGCCAGCAAAGATCTAAACGCTTGGACTCGTAGCAATCGCTGGTTCCATGTGGATGTTATTCAAGCCAGTGCTGCTTACAACAACACCGTGACCACACTGGACAACAACTATCGTGCCAAACGACCCATCATTAACTTTAGACCAAACATTAGATTATACAACTTTGGTACTCAAGGCAAGGACCCAGTTGATATCATTGACTTCTCAGCAACTGATGCATTCAGCAACATTGAAGGCAGTACAGGATACAGTGTAGATGGATACACATTTGTTGATGGCACACGAGTAATTTTTGCTGCTGACGCAGATCCTGATGTACGCAATAAGATTTATGTGGTGCAGTTTATCACACCAGACAGTGTGGCACCATTGATTGCACAACCTATTATTAATCTTGTAGTGGCCAGTGACGGAGTAGTGTTGGTTGATCAGACCACAGTTTGCCTCAACGGTACCACGCAAAAAGGTTTGTCATTTTGGTACGATGGTGTTGAATGGACCGAAGCACAACAAAAAACTGGTGTACAACAAGCACCATTGTTTGATGTGTATGACTTGTCTGGCATCAGTTTTGGCAACCGAGCCAAGTATCCATCCAGCACATTTACGGGCAGCAAGTTGTTTAGTTACGCCGTGGGCGACACAGGCATACTTGATCCTATTTTACAATTCCCACTACAATATTTGAACATCAACAACGTTGGTGATATTGTGTTTGAAAACAATCTCTACAAAGATACATTCTTGTATGTAGAAGACAATGTTTCTATTACATCAGACATCAGTTCAGGTGTGGCCAGAGAATATGTAGACCGTACAGTGTTTGACAAACTCATTGGTTGGCAAACTGCTGCTGCAACCAGCCAACAATACCAACAATTTAAATTTACCTATACTGGTCAATCATTAAAGTTAGATGTAGCAGTAGGAACCACTACAGTATTGCCTCCAATTAAAATTTATGTAAGCTCAGAATTTATTCAACCCAGCAAATACAGTTATATTGTAAGCACTGACAGCACTAGTATTACTTTAACTGATACATATTTGCCCACAGATGTTATTGAAGTATTGGTATTGAGTGATCAAACCAGTGCTACTGCGTTTTATCAAGTACCGATCAATTTACAAAACAATCCGCTGAACAACAACAGTCCTAGTTTTACACTGGGTACTATTCGTACTCAATATGAAACCATCTGCGAAAACTTATCTAGCAAATTAGTGGGCCCAATCAATGGTGCCAACAACACCAGAGACCTGAGCAATATTGTGCCTTACGGCGCTACTATACTGCAACAAAGCGCACCTATGACCCTGGCCGGATATTTCTTGCGCAGCGAAGCATACAATATTTTTTCAAGTTTGCAGTTCAACAGCCAAGAATATTTGAAATTCAAAGGTCAACTACTGAACGCCGCCACTCAACAAGTGGTACAGAATCAAACTGCCGGTGAAGTACTCGATACTGCCTTGGCAGATATCACATTGGGACGAGTAGAATCACAGCCATTCTACTGGAGCGACATGATTCCCGCAGGGTCTGTATATCAACAAACTTCATACACTGTGTCAAATACCACATCAACAGTATTTGATACCATACAAGTTTACAACTACACTTCGGCCAACTACTTTGGTATGAATGTTTATTTGAATGGTGTTATTCTTTTGCGCGATAGAGATTACATAGTGGCCACTGACGGTCCTCGCATCACAGTGCTGGTAGATCTTGTGCTGGGCGACCAACTGCTATTGAAAGAATACAATGCAACTTATGGTAGTTTTGTTCCAAACACTCCTTCTAAACTGGGCTTGTATCCTGCTTACCGCCCAGAGATTGAGGTACAAAAAACCAGCAATGGAACTCAAACTGTTATCATTGGTCACGACGGTAGTGTAACAAAAACGTTTGGCGATATTCGCGACAGTGTGCTGCTAGAGTTTGAAACACGCATTTTCAACAATCTCAAACTGGACGGCAATCCTGTGCCACTGTCAGTCACTGATGTGTTGCCAGGGCAATTTAGAACCACCGGTTACAGCATCAATGATATCAACAACATATTGGCAACAGACTTTTTGAGTTACGTGGCCTGGAACAAACTAGATTATCGAACACAAAACTATTCTGTTGCCAATGAGTTTTCTTGGAACTACAGCAGCAGCCAAAGCAAATTAGACAATGCCACATTACCAGGTGCCTGGCGTGGTATCTATCGCTACTACTACGACACCCAACAACCTGAACTAACTCCTTGGGAAATGTTGGGATTCACAATTCGTCCTGACTGGTGGATTGACAACTACGGCCCTGGACCTTACACACAAGATAACTTGGTGCTATGGGATGATTTAGAAGCTGGTTATGTAGCAGATCCAGTGGCACCTTACTACTTGCCCAAATATGCTCGCCCAGGATTGACCACGGTGATACCCACAGGTACAGAAGGCGAGCTGATCAGTCCTTTTGACAGTGTGGTAGGAAACTACAACGAAAATACTTTCCGTAAGAGTTGGGCTGTGGGCGATGGTGGTCCTGTAGAAGCATCATGGTGGAATTCAAGTGCATATCCATTTGCTGTCATGCGACTGTTGGCATTGACTCGTCCTGCTAAATTCTTTGCACTTTTTGCTGATCGTGATTTGTACAAGTTTGATACTGATTTAAATCAATATCTCTACAACAATCGTTATCGTCTCAATGCCAAAGACCTTGTGATCTATGGCAACGGCATCAGCAAAGCCAGTTACATCGATTGGATTGTAGATTACAACCGCCAAAGTGGTTTAGATAGCACCGCTGACCTCACGGCTGATCTTGGAGCATTGGACGTTAGATTGTGCTATAGAATGGCCAGCTTTTCAGACAAACAATATATCAAAATATACACTGAAAAATCCAGTCCTAACTCAACCAACACAACTTTTTTGATTCCCGATGAAAGTTATGATTTGTTGTTGTACAAGAATCAACCATTTGACCGTGCCAGTTATTCGTCAGTTGTGGTACAAAAAGTTGCAGGCGGATATGCAGTGTTTGGTTACAGCACCACGCAACCGTATTTTAATGTGATACAAAGTCAATACACTGGACAACTACAGACTTACAGTGCTGGAGGTGCAACAGTTCGTGTGCCCACCTTCTACACCAATACAATAACACAGATACCTTACGGTTATATTTTTGCAGACGAAACGTCAGTGTCAGATTTCTTGTTGAGTTATGGCAAATATTTAGAACGCCAAGGTTTGACTTTTGAAGATGTTGTCAATGGTTATATTTTGACCTGGGGGCAAATGGTCAATGAATTCCTATACTGGAGTCAACAAGGATGGGACGAACAGGCACTGATCAATCTCAATCCATTGGCGTTTAAACTCAGCATTTCTCGTGATCAGGCCGTGGTCGACAGCATTCAAGCACAAACTGCTGATAACATATTGTTGGACCAAAACAAAAAAGAACTGCCAACTCGCAATTTGATTATTACTCGAATTGACAATACCTTTACTTGCGAACCTGCCACAGATCAAACATTGAGCTATATTGATTTGAAATACACTTCCTATGAGCACATGATTGTGTTAAACAATGCCAGTGTTTTTGGTGATTTGATTTATCAACCTACCACTGGTGCTCGTCAAAGTCGTTTGAATCTAGTTGCTGTAACTTCAACCGAATGGAATGGCAATGTGGATGCACAAGGCTTTATTCTCAATCAAAACAATATCGAAGAGTGGAATTCATATTCCACATATACCAAAGGGCAGATTGTCAAATACAAAGGGGCATATTGGTCAGCGGCCAGTATTATACAGCCTACCATGGTATTCAACGCCAACGACTGGTTGGTCAGCGACTACACACAGATTGAACTGGGTCTGCTGCCTAACTTGGCCAACAAAGCAAACCAACTGCAAAACAGTTACAACATCAACACAGCCAATCTTGAATCAGACAACGACTTGTTGAGTTATGGATTGATTGGGTTCCGCCCTCGACAATATATGACATCTCTGAACCTTGACGATGTCAGCCAGTTAAACGTATACAGACAATTCCTTGGCAGCAAAGGTACCATACTCAGCGCCGAGTTGTTTGCACAGGCCAACCTTGGCAAAGAATCTGCTGATTACAGTATCTATGAGAACTGGGCTGTACAACGTGCAGTGTACGGAGCCAATGCCAACCGCAGTTTCTTTCAGTTGCGATTGAATCGTGCATTGTTGGATTCCAATCCCAGTTTGGTACAGATTATCAATCCGCAAGAAACCAGCCAAGCAGATCAAACAATTTTAGTGTCAGACATCTGGAGAGAAAGTTATAACATTACTTCCCCAGATATACTGCCCACTACTACCACACTGCCTACAGACACTGCATTACCAAGTGCAGGCTATGTAAATCTTGACGATGTTGATATCACAGTGTTTGACATTGACAATTCAGACAGTCTGGCCGCTAACATTGACAGCATCGGAGTTGGCACCAATATTTGGGTTGCCAAAACCAATGCATACGATTGGGCAATTTATAGATCACAAGCAGTACCTGGAGTTATTGCACACGTTTGTGACAATTTAGACGGCACCAGTTTGGTTATTTTTACAAAACAACATGGACTTGCTGTAGATAATAAATTAATCATACGTTTCTTTGATGCTGAAGTCAATGGTGTTTACACTGTTCTCAGCGTGGTAGATCTCAACACAGTTACTATTGCATTTAGTTTTGTGGGTGATCGTACCGTGGTCAACGGCACAGGTCTTGGATTTACACTGGAAACGCAGCGTGTGGCACAGGCCAGCGATGTTTTGAATCTACCATATGCCAACACCATTGCCCCGGGTGCCAAAGTTTGGGTGGACGATAATGGCGCGGGCTTATGGACTGTGTTACAAAAACAAGAAGTGTTTACTGAACTGCTGGGGTTAAGCCCATCAGAAGTAGACGAAGGCGAACAATACGGTAGCGCAGTAGCACAAGCACAAAATCGCTTTGCTGCCTTGGTAGGCAGTCCACGATATCGTTTCCCTGTGGGTGCAACAAAATGGAACATTGCCAACGAATACGTAGAAGATGCCATTGTGTATGTGCCAGATCCTTATCAAACTGAATTTTACATTGCCAATGTTGGCGGAACACCTGCACCTGTACCACAAGGCATCAGCATTTACAATACCGCATACTGGACTCCTTACTCATTGAATACATTGCCCAAACGTGGTGGTATGTACGTGTATGTCAAGAGTGACAGCAATGTATACGCACCAATCAGTCCACTGGCACCTCTGGATTCTGTACTGAGTCTAGCCGTCACAGACAAGAGTGGCGGATTGTATGATGGCGAATCGGCTGCTCGTGGTTATGGTACCAGTGTGGACTTTGGCAATCAATCCTGGGCAGCAGCCGGTGCACCCGGCAGTTTGGGTGCCAATGGTATGCCCAACAATGGATATGCTGTGGTCATCTACAAAGACCCACAACTGTCCGCACCGGGTAATATCCCTTACGGACAGTGGCAACTACTTACATCTCCAAACTCAATCACTGCGCCTGAAGAATTTGGTCAAAATGTTGCTGTGAGCTTGGACGAACGCTGGCTGTATGTTGGTGCGCCAGGCGCCAATGCAGTGTATGCATATGGTCGAGTTGACTGGGAACGTCAACGTTTGCAAACTCTAGGCGATGGCGCAACCACAAGTTATTTCATTGGCGATACAATCAAAATTGATGCCAACACACAACTGACTGTGAGTGTTGCTGGTGATGAACAAGTGCTGGGCACCAATTACACAGTGGTCAACTCATTCACTGCGGTGGTGTTTGCCACAGCGCCTGCTGCGGGCGACGCAATCGAAATCATTAGAACCAGCCGTAAACTGCTGGACTATCAAGTGTATTATGGAGTGGCAGGCACTGGCGGGTCAGGATCAAATGCAACTTTTGTTGTGACTCGTGTCAGAGGAACAGTCACAGTCAGCATTGAAAACGGCGGTACAGCTTACACCACAGGCAATACCATAACAATTCCAGCAGCAAGTTTTGGTGGCGGCTCAAGTCCGGCTAACAATATAACTTTTACCATCACAGCAAACAGCGGAGTTATTGTTGCAATCAATGGAACACCAAGCTACACTCCGCCTCCATTGACAGTGTCATTCTCGTTGAATGAATACTTCTACACTGTGGACAACTTGTACAGTTTTTCAGTGTTAGTTGATGATGTGTTACAACGTCCTGAAATTGACTACATCTTCAGTGGCGACAGCACCTTGGGCAATGACCTAACATTCTTGAATTCTCCAGCAGCTGGTTCTACCATACTGGTACGTGCCGAAGGGTACTTTCAGTATGCAGGCACAATCTCCAATGCTGGCAGTGTAGCAGGCGATGACTTTGGTTACTCAGTCAGCACCAGCACAGACGGTCGACAAGTGCTGATCGGAGCACCCAACAACACAGTCAATGGTGATGTTGAAGCCGGCACTGTGTATGTGTATGACCGAGATGTTCAACGTTTTATCTACGGCACTGATGCATCAAGTGTGACATTCACTGTGTTAGGCTCAGTGTCTGCACCAGTCAGTGTGTTGGTCAACAACACATTCCTGGTCAACGAGCAAGCAGCCGCTCCCAATCAAACCAACACTTTTGCGGTAAGTGGTAATACCATTACTATTCTAGCTGATCTGCAAGTGGGCGATATCATTGAAATTGAAACCAATAGATTCAGTCTGGTTCAAGAAATAGCTCAAGACACTGTGGCAGAGTTTAGTAACTATGGCTATGACACTGACCTGTGCAGTTACAATTGCAGTCTGTACGTAGGTGCACCCAACAGCAGTGTACAACAATTCAAAGCTGGTGCAGTTGAACGTAGTGTCAATCAAAGTCGCGCATTTGGTATCACTACCAACACAGTGGCCAATGCAGTGCTGACCAGTGGAAACACACTACGAGTCAACAATCAAGATGTTGCGGTACCTGGTTCTTGGAATAATTCAACTGTGTATGCTACAAACACTGTGGTGTATAACACTGACAACAGTGTAACTACCATTTACTTGAGTCTGCAATCAGTACCAGCAGGCACAGCACTGACCAATACTTCATATTGGAAAACAATTACCACCACCACAATCACTGCCAGCGCACAAGTGCGCAGTTTAGCCGCACAAATCAATGCGGAGGTGCCCAATGTACAAGCCACAGTTGATGCCACAGGGTACTTGACCATTGCTGTTAAAAATTCAGCTGCTGCACCTGTGGGCAACAAATTAAATGTAGCTCCGGGTTCTGTTGGCACTGCATTTGCTGATCTTGTTTTTGAAACATTTGTGTTTACACAAACTATTGTGAGTCCATATCCTGTGGACTTTGCTGGATTTGGAACCAGTGTCAGCATTGATGACAGTGCTGTGAATTTGGTAGTTGGATCACCGCGTGGCACACTGTATTTGATCACGGTGTGGGACTTGAATACCACGGTGTGGGATGAAGGTGCTACAGATTTCTTTGATCAAGTGCTTCAAAGTGGAGCAGTTTACACCTATGACTTGTTGTCAAGTTCCAGCTCATCAGTGGCCAATCCTGACAAGTTTGTGTTTGGCCAACAAATTGATAATCCAGACATACAATCATATGATCAATACGGTGCTGCTGTTGACTACACCGACGGGGTGTTGTTTACCGGTGCACCAGGCAACGAATTAGAAGACAGTACAATGTTGGCCAACTATGGCCGCGTGTTTGTCAGCAGCAATGACGCTCGCACCCCTGCGTGGACAGTATTGAGAGAAGAACGCCCAGTGGTGGATATTAGACTGTTGAATTCTGTGTATTCTTATGATAGAATCACATCAGCCACCACACAGTACTATGACTTCTTTGACCCATTACAAGGAAAAATTCTTGGCGCAGCCCGTCAGAATTTAGACTATATTGGAGCAGTGGATCCTGCCAGTTACAATGTGGGACCAGTTGGTATTCGTGGCACCACCTGGGGCCAAGACCGCGTGGGCGAAACTTGGTGGGATACCAGCACAGTGAGATTCATTGATCCCAACCAAGATGACATTGTGTATGCCAGCCGCCGTTGGGGACAAACATTCCCAGGCAGCAGTGTAGATGTTTATCAATGGATTGTTAGTCCAAACACTCCTTCAAACTACGTTGGTGAAGGCATACCATTGAACACCGTCAGTTACGTTGTAAACACAGTGCTGAGTAAAAATGGAGTGTTTACCACAGAATATTATTTCTGGGTCCGCGGCATTACCACAACTGCCACACAAAAAGGCAAAACATTGCCAGTGAGCACTGTGGCTAATTATATTGAGAACCCCAGAGGATCAGGCATTGCCTATTTGGCACCCATCAATTCCAGTACCATTGCACTGTATAATGCTGGTGATTTTATTGAAGCCGAAGATACAATTATTAGCATTGAATTTGACAAAGAACTTACCAACGATAACGTTCATGTTGAATACGAGTTAATTGCACAAGACCGTGAAGACTCATTTATTAGCAGTAACTTGTATCGCAAAATGCAAGACAGTTTCTGCGGGGTAGACACACAAGGTAACCTAGTGCCAGACATTAATCTTGGTGTGGCAGAACGATATGGTGTACAATTCCGCCCACGTCAAAGCATGTTTGTGGATAGATTTGCCGCACTAAAAAATTATCTAACTCGTGTTAATTCAGTGTTGTCTTTGTATGCAATTTCTGAAAGTCGTCAATTTAATTTGCTAAACAGCAGTGAGCCTGAACCCAGTGCAGGATCTGGCGAATGGAACAAGCGTGTGGCCAACTTGGAAATTTTAGGCTTCCAAAATATTAACATTGTGCCGTTGGGTTACAAATATCTAGTGGTCAGCGATTCAAGCAACCGAGGATTGTGGACAATTTATCAAGTTGAACAACGAGTTACTATTGCCGGCACAGTAAGAGTATTGCAATTGACTCGTGTGCAAAATTATGACACAGCTCAGTACTGGAGTTATATTAACTGGTATCTACCAGGGTATAACAGCAGCAGCAAAATTATTGCTGAAGTTTCTTCAGTGTCAGCATTAAACACCCTGGATGTTACTGTAGGCAGCAGTGTCAAAGTCACTGCCAATAGCCAAGGTAAGTTTGAGATCTATCTTCGTACTGACACTGGATTTGACCGCGTGGGATTACAAGATGGCACAATTGAATTTTCTGCAGAATTATGGGATTATGCTATCGGACGATTTGGGTTTGACGTTGAAGTATTTGATGCACAGTACTATGATCAAGAGCCAGTGATTGAAACTCGTAAGATTATCCAGGCCATCAATGAAGAACTGTTCATTGATGATCTACAGATTGAACGAAACCGTAGTTTAACGTCAATGTTCAACTTTGTGCTCAGTGAATTTGCTGCACCTGAGTGGTTGATTAAAACGTCATTGATTGATGTTGAACACAGAATTCGTAGTTTGACTCCTTTCCAAAACTACAGCCGTGACAACCAAGAGTTTGTGTTGGACTACATTCAAGAAGTCAAACCTTACCATGTGCAAATTCGTGAGTTTAACTTGCGATACAACGGTTTTGATCAATGGTTTGGAGATATGACTGACTTTGATGTGCCAGCATACTACAATACCAGTTTGCAAGTTCCGCAGTTCACCAGCCCAATATTGTTGCCATATGATCACGGTACGGCATTCAACTCTGAGACCAATGTTCTCAGCGACTTGCCATCTAATTCCACAGTGTGGAGTTCATGGCCATACAGTCAATGGTTTGGAAATTATTTGTTGAGATTGGATTCTGTTGATCTGATTGAAACAGGGTCTGGCTATACTGAACCACCTGAGATTGAAATTATAGCCAACCCCAATGATCCTGCTCCATCAGTTGCTGCAGAGGCAGTTGCAGTGTTAAATGGTCAAGGACAAGTTGTTGGCGTAAATGTTACTGTCAATGGATCAGGATATAGATCAACTCCCACAATCACATTTGTTGGTGGGAACGGCACAGGTGCTGTGGCCTACCCAAGAATGACCAATGATGTTGTTCGACAGTTCCGTACAGTAATCAAGTATGATAGATTCCAATATCAAACCACAATCCAGACCTGGAGCAGTGAAGGTACTTACGAAAACGGAACTTTGGTTCGCTATGACAATCGTGTATGGTCCGCACTCAATGCTGACGGAAGTTCAGCAGTGGTGGGCCCAACGTTTGATTTAGAAAACTGGCAATTGGTCAATGCAGCCACCTACACCTATCCTGGCAGCACACAAGCAACTGGTTTAACCGGCGTAGACCGTACCATGGGCCTGTATGTGCCTGGCGCCAATGAGTACGGACTAGAACTACCGCTGTTGGTAGATGGTGTTGACTATCCTGGTGTGCAAGTTTGGGGCGATTACTTCACAGGCACACAAACACTGGATGCCAACTATCAAAGCGAGTTTGCTGACATATATCTTGGAGAGCGTTTCTCAGATATCAATGTTGATGGTGGTGAGTTTATCGGGCCTTACGAAGGTCATGCGCCAGAAGAATTGGTCAATGGATCAGAGTATGATACAATGGATATGCGTATATACACTCGGCCAGGTTCTGACTGGCAGAACGACGGCCACGGATTCCAAATTGGCACAATTCGTTACACTTTTGAACCAGGCATTACATTTGATTACAGTTGGGCAGGAGTTGTTGACCATCCATTCAATTTGATCGTGTCTAACTTGACCACGGGCCGTGTGCTTGTTCCAGAAATTGATTATAGTATAAATTGGGTCAATCAATCAGTAACAGTGATTAATAATGTCGATGCTTTTGATATTATCAGCATTGATGTGTATGAAATTGGTGGCGGTAGCCAACTGTTTAGAGAAAACTACTCTGGTGCCGAAGTCATAGCAGACAACAACGTTATAATTTTACCAGTAAGATATGCCGAAATAGTTGAGGCATACGTGTTCATCAACGGCCAACAAGTGGCATTGCCAGAGTTGCAACCATATACCACTAGTCAAGTTTGGAATCAAAACAACACATATCAATCCATTGATATTGTGTTCAACAACAATGAAATCACAGTGACCAGCAGCACAGCAGTATACAATGTGTTGACCTGTAACAACACCAGTGCATTAACAGTGGGACAACCTATTGTATTTTCTGGCACAGTGTTTGGGGGAATAGTGTCTGGACAAAAATACTATGTGCAAAGCATAGTCAATAGCACACAGTTTTATATTACTACCATTGCAGGTAGTGATACTCCATTGACCCTGACCACAAATTCAGGCACAATGACTGGTACTCCTGAAGGCAGTTACTACAGAGCCATTCAAACCGTTCCTGCTGGCATTGTATTAACCAACACTAACTATTGGTTACCTTTTGTACCATCCGTTCAGACCAAATTGACAATCACCGCAACGGTCAGTGCCACTGATGGTATAGCAATTGTGGTGCTCGGCAATGCTACAAGTGTTGCAGTGTCGGACACTCTGGCACAAGGCAATGCTATTGTATTGTTGGGATCTACTGCTTTGTTGAGTGTGGGACAAACTGTAACATTTTCGGGATACAGCCTAGGCGGTGTGTTGACCGAGACTAATTACAAAATCTTAACCATTGTTGATGACTCAATGAGTGCCATTACCATAACAGAAGATGGCACCACAGAAGTTGCATTGATTGACGATCAAGCCAGTTGGATAGGAGAACTGTCTGCAAAATTTGTTCCAGTAAATTATCAAAGTTGGAGCACGCCGGTGATTGAAACATTTGTTGTCAATCAAGAAGTGATTGACAACAGTGCAATCACATTGTCTCAAACTCCAATTGCTACCAATCCTGCCAATATGATTGTGATGATCAATGGAAATAGAATATTAGGTCCAAGTGGCATAGAATGGATTGGTGACGGTACTACTTCTAGCTTTGGGTTGCCACAGCGTTTTGGTAGTAGTTTTTCGCAGGCTTCAATCGATGCAACCAACGATATTCAGGTATGGGTTGATGGTATACTACAAAAACAATCATTTGGTGCAGAGATTGGCACTTACAGTGTCACAAACTACGATGGCAGCAATACCCCAGGTCGTCAGGTAATATTTGACACTGTGCCTGCCAGTGGTGCAGTAATCCTAATTTCTGTAAGCACGTTGGCACAGTGCGAGTTTGCTTATGATCCCTCAGCACCTGCGTTTACTTCATTGTTGCAAATCTCATCTACTTTAAACTTGGATGATGTTATTGAAGTTGTTACTTGGAATGATACCAGCCAACAAAATGCATTGACACTGACATTTGCTGGCCCAGTACAAACAGGTATAACAATTTATCAAGCATACGACGAAACTGATTACGACAGTCCAACGCTGAATGATCCAACACAACCATTGCCTGGCGAGTTTGCTTTTGAAGTAGGAACATCGAGCCCAACTAACGATTTTGATTTGTTACGCAACAACATTGATGCTAGTAGATTATGGGTAACGCTGGATGGCGCAAGACTGTTTGAAGGCAGCGATTATACCATTCAAGGACAATATCTAATACTGGCCCAGGGAGCCATTGATACTAATCAAATATTGATTGTGACTGAATTCACTAATTCAGTAGTGCCCGAATCGTTGGCGTTCCGCATATTCCAAGACATGCGTGGTGTGCAAGCCACTTACCGAATGACTGCAAGCACTACCACAGTGTTGACACAATCACTTAGTGCAACAGCTGATATAATTTATGTAGAAAATGCAACAAGGCTTACCGAACCTGATTTACCTGCTGGAGTATTTGGAATTATAACAATTGATGGTGAGCGTATCATGTATCGTTATAGAGATTTGGTAACAAACACAATATCTGGTTTACAACGCGGCACCGCCGGTACCGCAGCGGCCAGTCATAATATAGGCGCAATAGTATATGACATTGGTCGTGGTAATTTGTTGAATATAAATTATCAAGATTACGTGGTAAAAGACTCTGGCATGGGCGATGGCACCACGGCAGTGTTCTACGCACCCAATATTGATATTGCGGATTTTGGTGATTCTAGTACAGTGTATGTGGAAAGCATTGAAGTTTATGTTGGCGGAGTTCGCCAATACAACTATAGTGATACCACAGCTGATAGTCAATATCGTTGGATTGTGTCATTGTTTGAACCTTTGGCCGTTGAATTCATAGTAGACGATACATATCCTGCTCCGGCAGCCGGCAGTGCAGTGACTATCTTGCAACGCCGGGGCAAGACCTGGTACGAGCCAGGCATTGGCACCCCCAGTGACGGTATAGCACTGCAAGAAACCAACACTGTGGCCGCAAGGTTTTTGTGTGACAGATAACACGGATAAATAAAGGACCATGGCAAATACATCACAAGATCAGAACAAACCACAGACTCAACCATCTGCCCCACGTCGTCCTAACGAAACAGGCAGCATAAGTGTTCAGGCTCACATGCGCATTTTTGATCCAAAAACTCAAAAAACTTACGTGGAGGGACGAGCATGATTATTCAGCCCGGACTGTGCAAAATTGAAGGATTTGTAAAGATACACGATCCCAATACTGGTGAAGTGCTGGTGGACAAAAAGAACGCTATTCACTACGAAAATATCAGTTTGGCCATGGCTCAAACTTTAAGTGATCGCAACACCGGGTACATTTATCAAATGGCATTTGGCAACGGCGGCAGCTCAGTAGACCCCACTGGTGTTATCACATATTTGCCCCCAAATACCACAGGTCAAAATGCTGACTTGTACAACGAAACTTATGCCAAGGTAGTTGACGACAACTCAGCAGCTGACACAGACCCTGAAAATAACAAAATGACTCCGTTGCACACCAGCGGTAATGTTTACAGTGACATTCTTGTGACATGTTTGTTGGACTACGGCGAACCGCCAGAACAACAAGCATTTGATAATTCAACCAATTTCAGTGGTGAATTTGTGTTTGACGAACTTGGATTAAAAACATGGAATGGGTCAGTAGATAATTTACGCTTGATTACACACGTGATTTTCCATCCTGTACAAAAGAGTTTGAATCGTCAGATTCAAATTGATTACACCCTGCGTATACAGACGCTGAGTAACATAAATGCTGTATAAATATAGCAACTAGGAACCTTTGACATGGCATATACAATCAATCTAACAGACGGCACAGTTTTTGCTACCATCAGTGATGGTACCATTAATACATCAAGTTCGATGATCTTGGTGGGCAAAAACTATGCTGGATACGGTGAATTTTTGGACGAAAACTTTATCCACCTGTTGGAAAATGGTTCAAATACCACTGCACCAGCATCGCCCTTGACAGGACAACTTTGGTGGGACAAAACCAATAACTTGCTAAAAGTTTACAACGGTTCTATTTTCAAAACAATTTCGGCTGCCACGGCTTCCGCTAGTCAGCCCGCCAGCAATGTAACAGGTGACTTGTGGTATGATACCACAAATCAACAATTGAAAGTTTATACTGGCGCGGCATTCTTGGTTGTGGGTCCAGGATATTCCAGCGCACAAGGCACATCAGGTGCCATTCCTGAAACCATCTTAAATTCAGTTGGTGCTACACGATACATTACCAGTTTGTATGTGAACAACGTGCGTGTGGCCATAGTCTATGATGGTGCAAGTTTTACCCCCGAGGCAGCATTAGTTGTGGCATTCCCAACCATCTATCCCGGTGTAACATTGAGTGCAAGTGTATCTGGCGCAGTATTTGCTGGATCAGCTACTAACGCACAGTTGCTGGACAGTTTGGACAGTAGTCAATTCATGCGTACTGACACAAACACTTCTACCACTGGTATTTTGCGTGTGCAAAACAACACTGGATTATTTGTTGGTGCTGCCAACGTATTCAACGTCAATACCACTGCTACAGACGCCAACATCAAGAGCAATATTTCTGGTGGTAATTTGATCATTCAAGCCAATGTGTCAGGCACAACATACAATGTAGCAACTGCATTAGGTGCCAGCGGGACATTTGCAATTGCCAACGCTGGTACTGTAGGAACAACACTGACAGTGACTGGCAACAGTTCAGGTGGCAACTTGACCACAGCAGGACAAGTAAGTGCAATTGGCAATGTCACTGGTGGCAATATTATCACTGCGGCCTTGATACAAGGCGCCACAGTCAGTGCCACAGCCAACGTTCAAGCTGGTAACTTACGCACCGCAGGACAAGTGAGTGCTACAGGTAATATCACATCAGCAGCCAACATTGCAGGTACTTATTTCTTGGGCAACGGCTCACAACTCACAGGATTGAGTTTGGGTGTTAGTGTTACTAAATTTGAAAATGGTACAACAGAAGGCAATGTTGGTGCACCAAACGGCAACATTGCATTTACTGTGGCCGGAACTGCCAACGTGCTGGTACTTACAACCGGTACTGCATACTTTGCCGGCAACGTCAGCACAATTGGTATTGAGAAAACTGGAACCAACGCAATTGGTAATATTGGCTCCAGTAGCAATTACTTCAACCGTGTGTTTGCCACTGCTACCACAGCACTTTACGCTGACGTTGCAGAACGCTTTGCAGCCGACGAACTGTTGGAACCTGGTACAGTGGTTGAATTGGGCGGCACAAAAGAAATCACTCGTTCAACACAAGATTTAAGCGAAAATGTATTTGGTGTTATAAGTACAAGACCAGCCTACACCATGAACGGCGGAGCCGGCGAAGATGACACTCATCCAGCAGTTGCAATGACCGGACGAGTTCCTGTAAAATGTGTGGGCACAGTACGCAAAGGTGATCGACTTGTGAGTGCTGGCGAAGGTGTTGCAAGAGCAGCCCTGCCAGGAGAAGCCACAGCATTCAATGTGATTGGTCGCTCATTGGAAAACAAACATACCCCAGAACTAGGAACAATCGAAGCGATTGTAACGATCAAATAATTAGGAACGAGATATGACATATTCAAGTGGCGGCTTAATTCAAGCAGCAGATTACAATGGTTTTGTAAGTACCAACGTGGGTGCCAATCTCAATGCAACGCTGAACACCGCATACGGACAAACTGCAATAGCTACTGTGGCTGCGGCAGGAACTGTCACTGCCACTCAGTGGGCCAGTTTGGTCAACAGCACTGCCAGCATGGGCGCACATACAAATACCACAATCACTGCAAGAACAGCACCCACCACTGGCGCTACCATCAACGTGTTGGCCGCTGTCAACACTGATTTGACCAACATCTATAACAATCGCTACAATGCTTTTGCAGTGGGAACTCAATACACTGCCTGGACTGGTACAAATAGCAAAACCGCAGCCACATCAGGTGCAAACTGGGCCATTACATTTACCAACACAGTGACATTTGCATCATCTGCTGCCGCCCAGTATTTTTTCAATGCTGGCGGACTTATCAAAATTGATGTGGCAAAGAGTTCAACTGGTGCCACAGGTGACCCAGAATGGAATGATTTGGCCACCACCTTGTGCGGTGACATTTGGATTTCTGGACTGGCCACTGCACATACCATAGCTAGTGTTTCATACACAGGTACAACCAAAGTGGGCGGCACAGGTTTACCGACCACACTGAGCACCGGCACTGGTTGGGACGCTCTTGTAGCCGGCGCCGCTGCTACCATTGTTTACAAACAGTTTGCTGATACTGCTCCTTACACCAGTAATTTTATTCAACATAGCATTGCCAAAAATGCAGGATCAACTACATTGACCATTACTACATTGTGGCAAGCAGCCGACGCTGAAAGTGACCCAATCACAGGCGGCACAGCAGCCTCGGGTGCCACACCCGGCACAGCACCTTGCACCATTGTAACATACTACCCACCAGAAACCACTAATCTCTCCAACACCTGGGGCACTCCCACTGTGGTTGCCACAACAGTCTAACCAAAAGGGGCCACAGCCCCTAGACTTTTCTTCACTTTCTCTGTATAATGCATTATGAATACTGATGCCCTAGTTGCTCACGCACGAGCAAGATTTGATCACGCAGCCGCACGACGGGTGCTGAAAGAAAAATATCAAGCAAAAATGGTGTTTGCCCATGGCGGCGGAATGTGGCGTGCTGGACCTGAATTGCTGACTGTGTTATTGGCCTGCGCACAAGACAAAGATGTTGTGATACTAGACTTGTACGAAACCCCAGTAAGGATCACAGTGACAGACTTGTTTGCTAAGGCGCACGAACGTTGGCAAGAACAAATGAACGCATGGCAGGTAGAATGGCAAGATTTAAATCAAAAACGTTGAGTCAAGGTGTGTTGATCTTTGCATTCAACAACGAAGCAACAGATTACATTGCCATGGCTGCTTGGAGTGCTCGAAACATTCGCAGGCATCTAAACCTGCCAGTGGCCTTGGTCACCGACGATCCAGTGGCAGCCGCACAGTATGATTTTGAACACATCATTTCAACTGTGCCTGACACTGGTGGGTCACGATACTTTGCTGATTATGATGCCACAGTGACTTGGCACAATGCCGGACGCATTAATGCTTACGAACTGTCGCCGTTTGAACAAACCTTGGTGCTGGATGCTGACTATGTGATAGCCAGTGATAGATTATTGCAAGTACTAGAACTACCACAACAGTTTGCAGCCTTCAAGGATGGATTTGATCCCAGCAGTATGACCAATCTTGACACATTTGGTGCGTACAATATGCCCATGTGGTGGGCCACTGTGATGATGTTCCGTCGTGGCAACATCAGCCAATACATATTTGATAGTATGCAAATGATACGCAACAACTGGCAACACTACCGTGACTTGTATGGCATTCATCAAAGCAACTATCGCAATGACTATGCCTTGAGCATTGCCCTGGGCTTGGTAGCAGGTGCTGAACAATCAGTGCATGAGATATTTTTTCCCATGCTCAACGTCATGCCAGATCATGGATTGACCTGGGTAGAACAAGATCATTATGAAATTGAATACACCAACACTGAAGGTCGACTCAAAACTCTGAGTTGGGCTGGATTAGATTTTCATGCCATGTGTAAAAAACACTTGGAGGTGATAGTTGCAGCCCATGGATGAACAAGGTTACTTAATTGTTGCTGTCAACAGCGACACAGTGGATTATCAGGACTGTGCCCGTACCTTGGCCAAGACCATACGCTACTGGGATCCGTCAGCACGGATCTGTTTGATAACAGACAGCGAATACACCGATCCCATATACGACCATCACAGACAACTAGTGCCGCAGGCCAATCCATTTGCCAATGACGCACAGTTATTCAAACTTACCCCATTTCGTGAAACCATCAAACTAGAAGCAGACATGTTTGTTGTAAGTCCCATTGCACACTGGTGGACGCAGTTTAGACACAAAGATGTTGTGATCTCAACAGGCTGTAGAGACTGGCAGGACCGTGTGAGCACAGCAAGACACTATCGCCGTGTATTTGATGCCAACAACTTGCCCGATGTTTACAATGCCATCACATACTGGCGGCGCAGTGAAACTGCTCGGGAGTTCTTTGGCTGGGTCAGCAACATATTTGCCAACTGGGCAGAGTTTAAGAAACTGTTAAAGTTTCCAGATGAGACGCCGTCCACTGACCTGGTATATGCCATGGCAGCAGAGATCATGGGCAGAGATCGTGTGACCTTGCCATTCAGTACATATCCACGAATTGTGCATATGAAACGACACATAGCAGGGACGCACACTGAAGCCTGGACTCGAGAACTAGTTTGGGAATATCAAGACATGCGCCTGCGTGTGCAAACTGTAGCACAAACAGGTGCGTTTCATTACAATGTCAAAGAATGGCGAGCACAATGAAAAAAGTGTTTGTGAATGGCACATTTGATATCTTGCACCGCGGGCATTTGGAACTGTTGACATTTGCACGAAGTCAAGGCGACTGGTTGACAGTGGCCATTGACAGTGACCGGCGAGTACAACAATTAAAAGGCCACAGTCGGCCCATAAATGACGCAACAGAACGTGCCAACATGTTGCAACATTTGCGAGCCGTGGATCAAGTCTTGATATTTGACACTGATGCGGAATTGGTAGAATTTATACAACAACATGACGTCATGGTCAAGGGCAGTGATTACCGCGGTCGACCAATTGTGGGCCAAGACGGTTGCAAACAACTAATATTTTTTGAGGTAGTCAATGGATACAGCACAACAAACAAAATACAAGATATTATTAATCGGTGATGCCTGTGAGGACATCTACACATACGGATACGTAAACCGCATCAGTCCAGAAGCACCTGTGCCTATCTTTGAACCACATTCGACCATATACCGAGATGGCATGGCTGGAAATGTTCGAAAGAATCTAGAAGCATTGGGGTGTGAGGTTGACTTCATACGTGGCAAAACTAGCCGAAAGAAACGCCTGATTGATGAACGTACCAAACAACAACTACTGAGACTTGATGAGGATGCTGTCAGTGAGCCTGTTACATTTGAAACAGCCATACCTCCCATATACGATGCCATTGTGATCAGTGACTACAACAAAGGCACAGTCAGTTACGAACTAATTGAAGAACTGGTTGACGAAGTTGATGTGCCCATTTTTGTTGACACAAAGAAAACAGATCTAGCAAGACTAGCCGGTTGTTATGTGAAGATCAATGCACTGGAAAAAAGTCGTGCAACAAGTTTTCCTGACCCAGAACATTTGATTGTCACACACGGCGGCAATGGTGCTTTTTGGAATGGTTGGGTATATCCTGCTGAAATTGCAGGCGATGTTGTTGATGTATGTGGTGCAGGTGATACGTTTTTGGCAGCACTTGCGTACAAATTTCTAGTGACAAACAACATGCCCACCGCAGTAAAGTTTGCAAATCAAGCCGCAGCCGTCACGGTGCAACATGTGGGCGTTTATGCACCAAGATTGGACGAAATCAAATGACAAGACTGACAGGCAGAGTAGAAAAAGGGTGGGGCTCAGAAGAAATTTGGGCAACCAATGATCAGTACTGCGGCAAACTAATGCGGTTTAACACTGGCGCACGTTTCAGCATGCACTTCCATGCAGAGAAAGATGAGTCTTGGTATGTGCTCGACGGGCTGTTCCGAGTGGTGTTTATTGAAACAAAGGATGCCAGTCAACACGAAGCCATACTCAAACCTGGTACTACCTGGCGCAATCGTCCACTACAACCACATCAGTTGATCTGTATCGAAGCCGGTACTATCATTGAAGTCAGTACACCAGACTCAGTAGAAGACAACTACAGAGTAATGCCCGGAGATAGCCAAAAATGAAATATATAATTGACATTGACGGTACCGTATGTAACAATACCAACGGCAATTATCATGATGCTGTTCCGTTCGCGGATAGGATTGATCATTTTAACCGACTGTTTGATCAGGGTCATGAAATACACTATTGGACAGCCAGGGGAGGTAATACCGGCACTGACTGGACTGTCCTGACCGCACAACAATTTGCTGACTGGCAAGTAAAGTACACCAGTTTGAGTATGCACAAACCAACTTATGATATTTGGATTGATGACAAAGCAATCAATGTAGAAAATTATTTTGTAGAGAACGCAGCCAACGATGACACCTGAAGAATTTTGGTCTATATTACATGCAGTGCCCGAACCCGCACAGCCATTTTATCGCTTGTACCACAATAACCAAGGCCGGCCACTATTCTACAGCATGGAGGATCGGCCTGGTACATACATTGAGATTGATCAAGAGACATTTGCTCGTAGCGCCACTAATGTGCGTGTAAAAAACGGTCGGTTAATAGAAATAACGTGGGCAACCACAACAAAATTGGTCCCTGGCAACTCTGGATCCCCTTGTCATCCTGACAATGTCGCTGTAATCGTTGCTGAGGACCAACCTCATATCAAATGGAGCAAACGCACATATGAATCAAATTGACATTGCAGACTTGGACTGTGTATACCTAAGTTATGATGAACCTGAAAAAGAAGAGTTTTGGGTACGGATCAAAAACATGGTACCATGGGCCACCAGAGTTGATGGCATCAAAGGTTCTGATGCAGCACACAAAGCCGCAGCCACAGCCAGCACCACTGAACGTTTTATCTTGATTGATGGTGACAACATTCCAGATGCAGCCTTCTTCAATCAAACACTGACGTTTGACACGCCAGACTGGGAACAGGCAGTGTTTCGTTGGCGTGCCAGAAATCACATCAACGGACTCATGTACGGCAATGGTGGCTTGAGTTCATGGACCCGTGAGTTTGTGTTCAACATGCGCACACATGAAGCCACTGATGGACGTGTGGAAACAGAAGTGGAGTTTTGTTTTGATCCCTTGTACTGGCCCATGTATGACTGCTACTCGACTACGTATCCTAATGGGTCAGCATTTCAAGCATGGCGTGCTGGCTTCCGTGAAGGCGTAAAAATGTGCCTGAACCGAGGGGCAAAGCCCACAGTGGAAGAATTTCAACAACAAGTACATCAACGCAACCTAGATCATTTGACCATATGGCACAACATTGGTGCTGACGTCAACAACGGTCAGTGGGCCATGGCTGGCGCTAGACAAGGCACATACATGACCATGCTCACAAACTGGGATCACCGACTGGTACAAGACTTTGATGCTCTAGCCGAGATATGGGAAACTGTAAAAGATGCAGAACCAAGGCTGTTGGGCGGGCGTGTGGCAGATGATTTGCACGGTCAACTGGACTTGCCCATGGCCATATTTGAAGGCGAACAAAGTCGGTTTTTCAAACAACACTATCGATCAAACTGGCACAATCGTGGTCTCATGGTTAGAGAGATTGATGTTATCAGACAGCAAGAAGGCTGGTAATGTATATTTTAGGATGTACAAGTGATCGTATATGGAATATTCCAGCATTGATTCAATACCTTACACACCGCCAATGCCAACCGATTATCATTGATATCCAGCCCGAAGCAATATGTTTACATAATCTTGGATTGTATGATATACTAGATTGTTTTAATTTTGAATCAGTGACCATACACACTTGGAATCCGCTTGAAACACATCCTCAATATACCGTTAAGTATAAAGGTAAAAACTTTTGGTTTGATCGTCAAGCAGATATAACAGATACTCAACGTGAATACACTGGGGCAAAAACTTTTTTGTGCTTGTACCATAGGCCCACTGCCGGACGACTAGCACTAGCTGGATACCTACAGCAATATTATGCCAATTCGAGCCTTATTCATTTTAGCACTAGTACAACATATGACAATCTTATTCAATTTGAGTTTGATAAACTACTAAGTTGGCATTTGCCAAGTGTATCAAATGCAAGTAAATTATTGTCACAGTTGCCTATATTATTATTGTCTAATAATCAGTACACAAGCACTCAAGGATATTTTTATAATGATCCGTTAACTAACTTATATCGTGATATTTTAATTGATGTGGTAGTAGAAAGTCATGTGATTGGTAATACATTTTTTCCTACAGAAAAAACTGTAAGACCTATGTTGTTAGGAAAACCTTTTTTGGCATTTGCCAGTGTTGACTATTTGGCATATTTGCGTCAAATGGGATTTAGAACTTTTGCAGATTTTTGGTCTGAAGATTACGACGGCTACGAGGGAAGAGAAAGATTGGTTAGAATGTTAGCAGTCATAGATGAAATATCTGCTCTGACTGCTAACCAGCGAGAAACAATGTTTTGGGACATGCAATATACTTTGCAACATAACCGCCAGATACTATTACAACAATCTTGGAACAATACCATTACAAAAATATGAACAAAGGTGACGAATCAGTAGACAACAAAAGCAAGTTTCTTAGCTCTGCCGAGCTGATGAAGGAACAACTGGGTCCTGCACTGTGCCTGGCAAAATGGAAACAGGTAAGTTTGCATTTACCCACCGGGCTCAACAACAGTTGTTATCATCCTCCCTTGCACCCAATTAATCCTGCAGAAATTGCAATAGATGTGTCAGCATTGCACAACACCGCACACAAAAAACAACAACGCCAAATGATGTTGACAGGAGAAAAACCCACGGAATGCCAGTACTGCTGGAACATGGAAGATGCGGGCAAACTAAGTGACAGACACTATCGTTCAGGCGAGCCCTGGGCCTCAATGGATTTTGAATCAATAAAGACGAGCACAGGAGAAGAAAATGTTATCCCCAGTTATGTTGAAGTTAATTTTAATCACGCTTGTAATCTTAAGTGTAGTTATTGTAGCCCTCAGTTTTCGAGCTCATGGGCAGATGAGGTTGCACGACTGGGCGCTTTTCCTACTAGCAGTCCACACAACTCTCCTGATCATTTTATGGGCCAGCGTAGACCAATTCCAGTCAGAGACACCAACCCTTATGTTGAGGCCTTCTGGCAATGGTGGCCAGACTTGTACCCTCACCTAAAACATTTTCGCATGACTGGTGGTGAGCCATTGCTGGACAAAAATACCTATCGTGTGTTTGATTACGTGTTGGCCATGCCTAATCCTCAACTACATTTGAATGTCACAAGTAACTTTTCAGTAGATGAAAAGTCATGGCAAAAGTATTTGACCTATGTCAAAGCCATATGCGATGGACGCATTGAACACTTCATGCAGTATGTGAGCCTGGATGGTTGGGGCGAGCAAGCAGAGTACATGCGCCATGGCCTGGACTTTGACTTGCTGTGGGATCGAGTAAATCAATTCTTAACTGAAGTACCCAACTACTCAAGTCTTACATTTATCATCACAATGAACAACTTGAGTGTCACGAGTTTAGACAAACTGTTTGCTGGCATACTGGGCTTGAGAAAAGTGTACAGCACGGACTATCAACGTGTGTGGTTTGACACACCGGTGTTGCGCGAGCCTGCCTGGCAGAGTCTACAGATATTGCCCGAAAGTTATGCTGAACGACTGGAATGGCTATGGGCTTGGATGGTGCGACAGATTGAAACTGAAGAGGCACCGTTCAAAGGATTCAAAGATTACGAACTGCACAGATTGGATCGTGACATTGCTTGGATGCGATCAGCACAGTTAGAAAATCACCATCAAGCCAAGGCAGACTTTTATCGTTTCTTCAGTGAACATGATCGTCGCCGTGGCACAGATTTCTTGAAGACATTTCCTGAAATGCGATCATGGTGGGAGGAGTGTGCATACCATGCTAGGCAATCGTAAAGTCATTGTGGATGAGTGGGCCGAAGTATGGGACTTGCTCAAGACACATGCAGATGGCAGTTTCTGGCAATGGTCAGACGTTGTGCTTGACCCAGACAATATTTACATTGTTGGGCGTGTGATATTAAAAGACAACTGGACAGAAATAACAGAGTGGGCACGCCGGTATCCTGGACGCATTGTGTTTTCAAATCCTGCCGAAGGCAGTGAAACCATACTGTTGCAACTCACACGCCTGCGCATCAAAGAACAAGTTCGCCGGGGCGACATCTTGTTGTTGACATCAGGCGACTTGGAACCAGGCTGGAACTATTGCAAAACAGACTGTTATTTCTCCAACATTGTGGAGTATTTGGAAAACTTACATGCGCATGAGTCTTATCCCGAAGTGTATCACAAAATCAACAAGCCTTACGACTTCCTGTTCCTAAATGGCCGGCTACGTCCACATCGCAAGTATCTAATAGATGCCATGCGTGATCGACAGTTGCTGGATCGAGCACTGTGGACCAATCTCAATGACCGTGTGGAAATGGCCTGGAGTAGTCAGTTACCAATCAGCAACTCAGAACCCGTACGATTGTTGCCCCCACAATACGAGATTGATCGCGCACTGCCTAATATGGACACAGTCCCCACAGGATTTGTAAAACATCATTTGTTTGGCAACACCTGGGGCGATGCCGAAGTCAATCCTGCTGCCTACATTGACACTTACTTCAGTGTGATTACAGAGACTATATACGACTATCCTTATACATTCCGTACTGAAAAGATTTGGAAACCCATGATCATGTGCCATCCGTTTGTGGCAGCAGCCAACCGCGGTTATTATAGGGATTTACACAGTGCAGGATTCCAAACATTCGGGCACCTGATTGATGAAAGTTTTGATCAGATCGATGATCCCCGAGATCGTGCCAATCGCATTGTTGACACAGTAGCAGATATATGTTACAATGGTGCTGCCAGTTTCTTGGAGAGTGCTAGATCCGTTTGTAAATACAACTATCAACAACTTCGCGAACACAATCGTCGTGAACGTGCAGAACTCCCAGAACGTTTGGCCCAATACATCAATGAATGATTTAGAATTTAAACAACAGGTGTTAGATCCTGTATCCGCAAGTTTTTGTGCAGCGAAGTGGTACAATGCTACCATTTGGTTAGGAAGTGGGCAGACCACAAGTTGCCATCACCCGCCAGCCCATTTGATTGACGTTGATAAAGTCAATAACAACTCTAGGCTGCTGCACAATACTGATCAAAAGAAAGCGGACCGGCAACAGATGTTGGCTGGTGAACGCCCAGCAGGCTGTGAATACTGCTGGAAGATTGAGGACATGGACACCAACGCTGTGAGTGACCGTGTGTACAAATCAAAAATTTACCCCATAGAGGCACTACATGAAGCAGTTAAAACTCCCGTCACCGATGACGTTAATCTTAGAACACTGGAAATCAGTTTCGATCGCACTTGTCAATTTGCTTGTTCTTATTGCAATCCTGCTTTTAGTTCCACTTGGGTCAATGATATACGCCAGCATGGACCCTACAACGGGTTGGTTAGCGATGGCCGGAACCATTTTACTCACACTCATGATAGCAGTCAACTTTATAAATTCGGTGAGACTAATCCTTACGTGGAAGCTTTCTTCGACTGGTGGGAACGAGACCTCCACCATACCCTCCAAGAACTCCGAATAACCGGCGGTGAGCCCTTGATGTCAGGCTACACCTGGAAACTGATAGAGTGGTTCAAAATCAATCAAGGGCGCAGTACCACACGCCTGGCTATTAATTCAAACTTGGGAATCGAACTGCCTAAAATGATGGAGTTTGCTGATGCCATACGCACTCTCCCAGACGTTGAGTTATACACCAGTATGGAAGCTACATGGACGCAGGCTGAGTACATACGCGATGGCCTGGACTTTGATCAGTGGTTTGGCAATATGCTGTATTTGCTGGAAGGCGACTTTGTCAACAAGATACATGTTATGGGCACAATCAATGCTTTGTGTTTGACCACTTTGGTCAATAACTTGAACATGTTGTTGGCCTTTAAACAAAAATACGGTCGTGACCGAGTGAACTTTACACTGAACATTTTGCGTTTCCCCAGTTTCCAAAGTGCGCTGGTATTACCAGACAATCTGCGCAATCAATATCGATTGCAATTACAGGCTTGGTTGTTTCACAATCAAGATAATCCTTGTTTGCACGAACACGAAGTAAATCATGTGCAACGTCTGATTGATTATTTGGACATAGTAAAAACTCCACACTCAGAAGCATTTGAGCTGCCTAAACTGTTGAATGATTTTAAGCAGTTCTACACACAATATGATCAACGCCGTGGCAAGAATTTTACAGCAACATTTCCGTTATTGGCAGATTGGTACCATACTCTCTGAGCCATGTTAAAAGCAACAATCATTTATTTGCCTGGTGCTGCCGGCAATATGTTATATAAAACATTAACTCTCAGCGAAAAAACAATCACTGGCACAGCTGGCAAAGATCTCAACGAATATAATAAAAAACTAACTGCGGAAGAAAAGTTCAATCGATATTCAGTATGGGACAGTTACAATTGGAAAAAAGAAGAGACAAAAGATTGTTTAAATTTTAAACTGGGGTTGGTCGATTTTTATCATTATGAACAATGCCAGCTATGGCTGATAGATCATTGGCATCCTGTTGAATTCTACAATCAATACACGACAAATATTTTGTGGGGCGATGTTTTCTATGAAAAAGTTATTTTAATTCAAGTTAATCCAGGCCACAGAGAGTTTTTGATAAACAATCAAACTGCCAAACAATATTGCCTTGACTTTGATGATGAGTATCAACACCAACTCAAACTACAGAATATGTTTCAAGATCGACTGCTAGTGATTCCGTTTGATAGTTTTTTTGATAAACAGGCATATCTGGACCAAATTATCCTATTGGACACAAAATTAAATTTAGAACTAGATATGGACCTGGTTGCAAAACTATGGCAAAATTGGTTTCGGGAAAGTTTTCGTCTGTGGAGATCTCAATGAGTGATTACAAATATAACAGTACAAATTTAGTAAAGCCAGTAGCTCTCACAGAACGTGAAGAATTTTTGCTAACAGATTCAAAAACATTCTGCATTTATCCATGGATACATCTACACGCTTACCCTACTGGGGAGGCATATCCTTGTTGTCATGCTGAAATGGGCATAGGACAAGTTGGTAATTGTCGCAAAAATACCTTAGAAAAAATATGGACTGACACTCCCATGCAACAACTGCGTGAGGACATGTTGACAGAAACTCCAAATGCCACTTGTGGTCGTTGTTACGAGCAAGAACAATCTGGATTCTTTTCGGGCCGTAAAAGTGCTAATAAACATCACGGGCATCACATCAAAAAGTTAGATGAGAATCCGTTTGAAATGACTTATTGGGATATTCGTTTCAGTAACCTGTGCAATTTAAAATGTCGCAGTTGTGGGCATATATTCAGTAGCCAATGGTACCAAGACCAAGCACGATTGGTAGGTGGTAAATGGAAAGAGCAGAACTCAGTATTGAATTATGCAGGACGTACTGAAACTGACATGTGGCAACAGTTAGAAACACACCTGGATTATGTAGAGCAGATTTACTTTGCTGGCGGCGAGCCATTGCTGATGGAAGAACATTACCGCATCTTAGAGGAGTTGGTTCGAAGAAAACGCTTTGATGTACGATTGATCTACAACACAAACTTCACACACACTGAACTCAAAGGCAAAAGTGTGTTTGAGTACTGGAAACAATTTGATAGTGTAGCAGTAGGTGCAAGCCTGGACGACTCGGGCACACGAGGCGAATACATTCGCAAAGGCACAGACTGGGCAGTGGTAGAACAGAATCGCAGAGACATGTTGCGTATATGTCCCGAAGTAGACTTTTATATCAGTCCCACATTAAGCATTATGAATGCATGGCACCTGCCAGACTTTCACCGCAACTGGACAGAACGTGGGTTGATTCGAGCACAAGATCTAAATGTAAATATCTTGCAAGATCCATTGTATTATAGAATTGACATTGCACCTGCAGAATACAAAGAAGAATTAAGTACAAGATACTTGAATCATATCATGTGGTTGCAAGATCAGGATCCATTGGGCCGTGCCACACAAGGATTTGAATCGGCCATTACTTTCATGATGGCCACAGACAACACTCATCTAATAGACACATTTTGGCGCAAAACACATGAACTTGATGAGATCAGAAAAGAAAATATCATGGAAGTAATTCCAGAATTGGCAGCACTCAAATGAACATACCACATGACAAATTCTGTGTACTGCCTTGGGTCAGCATCGAAGCCTCACCAATAGGTACTGTGCGTCCTTGCTGTCTAGCCGATGATGAAATCCTAGACAATGAGGGCAACAAGTTTGAATTGAGTACTGCTGACTTTGCTGATATACAAAACAGTGGCCACATGCGCCGACTACGTGAACAGTTTCTTGCAGGAGAACGTCCACAAACTTGTCGCAAGTGCTGGAATGAAGAACGTGGCGGTCGCACTAGTAAACGTATGCATACCTTGGATAGACTCAAGCATAGTATTGCAGACACTGAATGGACAGCGGATGCCAAACCCTTGATGTTTTTGGACTTGAAGCTGGGCAACATTTGCAACTTGAAATGCCGTATATGTGGCTCATGGTCCAGCAGTCAGTTTGCCACAGAAGAAATCAATCAACTACCACGCGAACAACAAAAGTCAAGTCATGCATACCAAATGTTACGTGCTGGCGCCTGGCCCAGAGAGAACGCTCAGTTCTGGCAACAGATTGACAGTGTGTTGACAGACATTCACTACATTGAATTCACAGGTGGCGAGCCGTTCATGATTGACGAGCACTTTGACATGTTGCAAGGCATGGTTGATCGTGGTATTGCACACCAGGTTGAAATACACTACAACACCAATGGCACACAATATCCTGCCAGAGGCGAAGCAATTTGGCGGCACTTTAAAACTGTAGAAATTGCATTCAGTATTGATGACATTGGTAGCCGATTTGAATATCAACGTAGCAATGCCAATTGGCAGGAAGTCTGCGCAAATCTAGATCGTTTTAGAGATCTCAAAGAATGCCACAAAAACATAGTGCTTCAAATTTGCACCACAGTGAACGTGTTCAATGTGCGTTACCTAGATCAAGTGGCCCAATGGATTGATCAAAATAAAGAAAGTTTTAATTTTGTGTATTGGAACATGATGCACGATGCATGGTATTTTAGTATTGCCACACTGCCTGACACAGCCAAGGCTGCGATTACCAAACATCTACGCTCAGCAGATGTACCACCACAATACCGTGAGGAGTTTGATCGTATTGTGGACTTTATGAACACTGGTGCGTCAACAGATGGTTTCATGTTGCGTATGAAGATTGCAGACCTAGATCGCAAGCGCAATCAAAACATGTGTGATGTGGCTCCCGAATTGGCCTCTCTAATAGATTATGTTAAAACGTAAACTGATTTATTGTAACAGGAATTGAAAAGATATTATGAAACAGGTATTAGTGTGTGGTGCAGGTGGGTTTATAGGCAGCCATCTTGTGCGCAGTCTAAAAGCACAAGGGCACTATGTGATCGGTGCTGACCTCAAACTACCGGAGTTTAGTACAACTGCGGCAGATGAGTTCTATCAAGTTGATTTACGCAATCAACAACAAGTCACCAAGTTGATTACGCCCAACATGGATGAAATATATCAATTGGCTGCAGACATGGGCGGCGCTGGATTTGTGTTTGTAGGTAACAATGACGCAGACATCATGCACAACAGTGCCCTAATCAATTTAAATATCCTGCACGAGATTGCATTTAAAAAGACTCCCAAGATCTTTTACAGTAGTAGTGCTTGCGTCTACCCAGAACACAATCAACTGGATGCCAATGATCCGTTGACCGCAGAAGCCAGTGCATATCCTGCTGACCCTGACAGTGAATATGGTTGGGAAAAATTATTCAGTGAGCGACTGTATCAAGCATTTGCCAGAAACTACGGTATAGATGTACGCATAGCTAGACTGCACAATGTGTTTGGTCCCGAAAGTACTTGGCAGGGCGGTAGAGAAAAAGCACCTGCTGCCTTGTGTCGCAAAGTGGCTGAGAGTCAAGGCACAGTAGAAGTCTGGGGCCCAGGCACACAAACACGCAGTTTCATGTACATTGATGATTGTATTGAAGGTATACACCGACTCATGGCCAGCGATTATTCCCAACCTATCAACATAGGTTCTAACAGAATGATATCTATTAATAATCTGGTACAGTTAATCAGTAACATAGTCCGCAAGCCGGTGTCTATTAGCAACATACCTGGGCCCATGGGTGTGATGGGACGCACTAGCGACAACACACTTATCCGTCAAGTATTGAACTGGGCACCACCAGACAATCTTGAATCTGGACTAGAAAAAACTTACCGCTGGATTGAGTCAGAACTTGCGGCTTCAATTGCTTTATGAACAAACTCAAATTGTTGTCTTGGAAAGATGCCCAACCGACATTTTATCAACTGTATTGGCAATCATCTCTAAATCCCTATTTTGATTTAGTCTGGTTAGATGATCAACCGACTGGACATAGCTCTAAAAATAGCATAGTAATAATACGTCCATATATTGATGGCTGGCAAGAAAAAATAACACAATATCAGGCACAAGGGTTCAAAGTGATTCTTGAAGATTTGTGGGAACTCCCAATTGATAGTATCATAGATAATAACGTGTTAACCTTGAGATCTAAAAATTTTTTTAGAATAAATGAAAGTTTATGGTGGCATTATTTAAATTTTGATCAATATGTTCCTACCGGGCAAAAGTCAAAGAAGTTTTTGTTGTTGATGCGAATGAGAAAGACTCACAGAGATCGTGTATACAGAAATCTAAATTCAATTTTAGATCAAAGTGTTTACAGTTATGTTGATAGAGGAAAAACACTAGCATCTGACATTGCAGAGACCAATCCAAATTGGCAACGCCATTTTGATCCTGCTTGGTATGACTCTACGTATTTTAGCGTAGTAGCTGAAACATTAATGCAAACGCCAACTTTTGTTACGGAAAAAACTTACAAACCAATAGCATATTATCACCCATTTGTAGTGGTTGGCTCAGCAGGTACATTGGCTCATGTTCGTGATCAAGGGTTCGAAACGTTTAGTCATATAATTGATGAAAGTTATGATTTTGAACAAGACAATACTCAGAGGTTGATGCAAGTGTGTGATATTGTGTTTGATCTAACAAAACAACTAGAAAAAAATTCAATGCTGTTTCAAGATTCATTAACACAGCAAAAACTTCAACACAATCACAATACATTTTTTAATCGCAGCCTAGTAGAAAAATTGTTTTGTGATGATATACTAACACAAATTTTAAACTTTGTTGAGGCACCATGAGTCTATGCATGGCACCTTGGGTGCATACTTACTTGAGTCCACAAACAGAACGGCGCATGTGTTGTGCGTCACGAGAACCTGCACAAAACTTTGAGCAGTATATAGACACAGCCGCAGGCTCTGGTGAATACCGTCCCATCACACTAGAACAACACTGGAACTCGCCACACATGATGAGTGTGCGCAGTAGAATGATGGCCGGCGAAACGCTACCCGAGTGCGAAGTATGCAATGACAAACTGTTAAACACTGACGTTTACCGCACATATTTTTGGCAGTTGTTCAAACATAAGTATCCTGACATCTGGGAAACCACCGACACAGCAGGTCGCACCACAATGCAACCTGTGAGTTGGGATTATAGATTTTCAAACTTGTGCAATTTCAAATGTCGTACCTGCGGTGACATGTTGAGTAGTGCATGGGAAACAGAACAAAAGCAGCACAACATGGTTGACTGGTCTAATCCCAAAAATGCCTGGATGAGGCCTGAAGTGCGTCGAAACATAAGTGCATTTCAAGACAGTCAAATTGAGGCGGAGTTTGCCGAGGCAGTGGAACAGCATCGTGTTGAAGAAGTATACTGGGTAGGTGGCGAGCCCTTGATGTACGAACAACATTGGCGTTACATGCGCCGCATAGTTGAATTAGGGGATGGACCAAGAGTATATGCTAGATACAATACAAATTTATCCAGAGTGGATTATCGAGGTATTAACTTATATCGCGATATTCTCAGTGGGCTGCGTGATTGGCAGATATGCGCAAGCCTCGACGGTACAGGCGCGATTGGCGAATACATTAGAACAGGCCTTGACTATGATCAATGGCTTGACAATTTTGGTGCGGCAGTTGCGATCCAACGTAACAGACGTCAAGTACGAATTGACTTTACGCTCACTCTGCCCGGAATGTTCGAAGTTACACGCATTAGACAACTTGCCCACGAATTCGGAGTCGAAGTCCTTGCTAAAGTAATATTCTCATTCACGCCAGACATTGTGATGAGCCCATTGGCCTTGCCTAGACATCTATTAGACCCTTGGATAGATGAACTAGTGCTCCAAGTAGACGGTGCATTGCGAGATATCCTTGTGCAGTTAAAGACACGCCCTACTTTTGAAGAACAATGGCCCAATCAGTATGCAAAAGGCCTTGCAAAAGGTCGGGCTCGTGTGTTACAATTAGAAAGCATACGCACACAGTCAATCACAATGGAACAAATACTTGCTGATCGTCCCGCGGTGCTAGAATGGTGGAACAACATTGCTTGATAGAATTGAAATAGATCTGCGTGGCGCAGATAATCTAACGCTGTATATAGATGTCATAGACAACAGCCTCAGTCGCAAATGGCTGGCGGCATTGAACAACATCTTGCGTAGTGATTTACACCTAGAAAAGAATTATTGCTGGTTGGGTTGGACCGAAAGCGAACGTACAGCTGAGTACATAATAGATCAAATCAACCACAGTATTCAACACATCAACTCAGCCAATATAGGTTACACCATTGACGATCATTTCACAGTAGAAAGCACAATACAAGACAATTTGGATGTGGATCATGAGCGCATGAATCGGTTGCATCGGTACTTTGAAGATCTACAAGGGCATTCGGGACACATGAGCTCCTATTGGCAACGTGCAGATGCTGCCACACGCTGGCACATACGTCAACTCAATTTGCTGTGTCATGAATACGAAAGTCTTGTGTTGAGCATGCGCAAAGTTGTACAAGCGCCCGAATGGCGTAGACCCAGTCAACTCATGTGCTGGCTCGATGCACCGCGATTTGCGTTAGACACAGAAGATTATGAACTGTTTGGCATAGACACACTCAACAGAAACATGGGCGGAGTTTATGTAGGAGTCAACAAAGCAGTGAGCAAAGCACACTGGGAAGTGTTCAATGATGAAGGCCGCAGTGTAGATGAGTTAATAACCACCAGCCTACGTAATCAAACTGAAGCCGCTGGAGACTTTGACATAGAGTGGGCTAGAGATCCCGGTGCATATCATTGGCAAATTAAAAAACTAGCAGACTTTCGTGCATGGTTGACCAACAACGGGTTTGATCCCGAAGACCGGAGTCTTACCATTGGACATCCAAAAGTAGCACAGGTTAATTTGACAAAGAGTTTTGGCACACTGGATTACAATCAAGTTTGGCAACAGATTGCCGCTGGTCTTGATGTGTATAAAATACGGACCAGTGATGCTGAGGCTACATATGAATATCGTTGGAGCGATGCAGACTATGCTGAACAGCAAATAAGGAGATTGGGATGAATTGGATACGCAGACTTTGGGCAAGAATCACACTGGAAATTCGTTATCGTAAAAAATTAAAAGAACTTCGCAAACGAGATCCGTTTATCTACAAATGAATATATTAGGTATCAGTGCCGGCTATCATGATGCCGCTGCCTCTGTTGTAAACACTCAGGGCGATATATTGTTTGCTGGCCATGCAGAACGCTACAGCAAACGCAAAAACGATGCCGAACTATGCAATGGCCTGCTAGACGATGTGTTAGAGTATGCTCCAGACGTAGTCGCATATTATGAACGTCCCTGGGCCAAACAACTACGCAGACTCTACAGTGGCGAAGGTATACAGTGGAATAAACTAACTGTTCGACAAGTTTTAAAAGGTGTAACTGACTGGATTGAACCTGACAAGATTGTTAGTTACAATCATCATCTCAGCCATGCAGCTGGTGGCTTTCAAACAAGTCCATATGATCGCGCCACTGTGGTGGTAATAGATGCTATAGGTGAGTGGGACACAATCACAATCTGGGGAGCAGAGTATGACAAGCAAGGACGAGCACAGTACCGGCGACTGTGGGCACAACGATACCCTCACAGCCTGGGTCTCTTTTATAGTGCAATTACTAAGCGTGTGGGCCTACACCCACTAGATGAAGAATACATTACCATGGGCATGGCTGCGTATGGTAGTGATCATTACAATCATGTGATGGAAGCAGTGTTGATTCGTGACCCATACGAAATAGAGTTTGGTCAAAACTTACACGCCGGAGTCAACGACACATTCATGGGTGGTCTAGACGATGCGGACATTGCTGCCAGTGCTCAACGATTGTTAACACGTTTGATAGGCAATGTCATGCGTAGGGCCAGAGACTTTGGATGGTCAACAAATCTTGTGTATCAAGGTGGTGTTGCACTCAACTGCGTGGCCAATAGACAACTAGGAAAATATTTTGAAAACATCTGGATCATGCCCAACCCTGGAGACGCAGGGTCAAGTCTCGGAGCCGCTGCCCTTGCGTATGGTAAACGTTTGCATTGGCACAATGCGTACCTTGGTCACGATATCGCTGGCACTTATCCTGTTGATCGTATTGTCAGTACTTTACTTGGTACTGGCATTGTTGGAGTGGCCTCTGGCAAAGCTGAATTTGGTCCCAGAGCACTGGGTAACCGAAGCCTACTCGCCGACCCGCGTGGCGCAGAAATCAAAGACCGAGTAAATGAAATCAAACGCAGACAAAAGTTTAGACCCTTCGCCCCTGTCATACTGGCTGAGATGGCTGATGACTATTTTTACATGCAGCCTGGCTGGCATACTCACAGTTATATGCAGTCAGTCGCTGGTTGCCGCCAACCTGATGTTTACCCTGCTATATGTCATGTTGATGGCACCAGTAGAGTACAAACGGTGGCGAAAGATGGATCAGGAATAAGACAGTTGTTGGAAGCATGGTATGCTCGAACAGGTTGTCCCATGTTGCTCAACACCAGTCTCAACATACGCGGTGAACCCATGGTCAACGATCGTGCAGACGCTGATCGTTTTGAAACACAGTATGGTGTAAAAGTCTTGTCATGAAATCAGCAAAACAACATCTAAAAGATTCGCAAATGGGCTACTGGACTCATCTGGCACACAGCTTTCGACAAAGCAATAGGCTGATAGCCATTGCTGTCAAAAGTTACATACATGGCATATTGCCTTGGTTCTTTGCCAACCGTGGACCTGTGGGGGTGTTCAAGATCTACAGAGAGATCCGTAACCAGCGCCACATTAGAAAAATACTAGACGGTCAAAGGTAAGTTTCTAATCCGCCCTGGCGTCGGATGTCTTGGGTGCAACAACTGATACCACCATCCCAGAAGTAACTGTGTCGCAGTTCACTAATGATGGGTTCTATACGATGCCGACGGCAGTAGTCAAACACTTCTCGATTGTAGGCACTGAAGATCACATGCGACTCGTCCAACACCAGGCAGTTGACATCAAACACAGTCTCAGCAACAAAACCAGTCCACTTGGTCAAATAAGTGTTCACAAAGTCTGTGAACTCGGGTGTGGGAGTTTGTCCTTGCACATACCAAGCACCTGGTGATTGTTCATACTTGAACTTGCCAACTTCCATGGCAGCCCATATTGAACTATCCCATATCTTGCAAACATCCCAACCAGGAAAGTCCCCTGCCAAGTTCAAGTTTACATCGTGTTTGCTTGACAACAGAACGCCTGGCTTGAGAATAGCAAACACAGCATCACCGTGTCCGTCTGTGATGGCTTCGTGTATTCTATATTCAGGACCTAACACATTGTCCACAATCCAACGAGTTTGATCCGGACGCAAGAAGTCTGAATTGTCAAAAAATACATCACGGCCCACACGCACAATACAACTTGCCGAAGCACCGTTTAAGATGCAGTTCTCATCCCAGCCTGTGGGACCATGTGGATTGATTACTGTGCCACCAGATTGTGAATATTCTGTGCATAAATCATCAAGTTCCGGCATGGCCAGCACACGCAACAATTTGTCACCCAGTGTTATCTGCCAGTCTCGTGGGGTCAGTGGCGGCAGTGGCGCACCACTGCCCTTCATTTGATCACGCTGAAAATTGTGTTTGTCGGGCAAGTCAGGTCTACGCACCCGAGCACCATAAGTCTCAATGGTCTTTTGCAAGTTGGCAAGGTCTTCTTCTGTTTCAGCAAGAATCTGCTGTAGTTGATTGCGCACTTGTGCGTTTTCAATAAAGTCAAAATAGTCTGGTGTGTATGCACGGCCCACAATGACTTCTTCCAGTGGTTGCCAACTTGTGTATGAGTTAATGGGATTCATTGATTTCCTTGATTAGGGTATTTAAACGGTCGGTCTTGCTGGCTTGAAATAACTGCTGGTTGTGTTCAATGTCCGCACGACACAATTCAAACAGTTGTGGTAAATCTGGCTGAGTAAAAAATATAGATCGAGTCAATGCCTGCCAACGTTGTGTAGCATTGAGCTCCAAGTCATAACTGTTGTCCAACACTGAGTCAAACACACGATATCCCAGATCACGCAATACCTGTAGACTGCCCGCAGGGCCTGCAATAAAAAACATTTGTCCATGTTTGATGGGTTTGAACGTTTTTTCAGTTAAAAATGTTCCACTAGTACCAATGTCAAAGTGTGTTTCCATCACAATGTTGCAATAACTGTTGATATGATATTTGGATATCAGTGTGCTGTGATTGTTGCGTTGATCAAAATCCAGTTCATCACTGATGTAAGGTGCATGTTGTAAAAACTCTTCTGTGCGTGTGCGCAGTCTAGCAATAGAATCAATTTCAATAGCACACTCTGCATCTACAAATTCTCCAGTCTCGCAGTAACTCCAATACGAGTTATCTAGTATTCCGTTGTGTCGCAAATCTGCCATGGCCATGGCACGCCAACTCTTGTGCAGTCTGTTGAGCACAGTAAAGTCACGCTCTCTTGGGTTATGATGTATCCTTAATGCAGGACTAGCACGATTGCGTTGATAGTACCAGAGTTCAAAGTCTGCAAAGTACACAAAGTTTGATAATTCTTTGGCAGCAGTATTGCCACTAACAAATTTGTAACAGTTGTTGCGCAAATTATGTTTGGTGCATAATTCGTCTAATCTAGATTTGATATGGGACGGGTCATCGCCTTCGTGGTAGTAAAATAACACACGCACATCATCAAAAAACAATCCGGCACGTATGCGTTCAGGCAAGAGTTCAAAGTAATCAATGCCGAAGTCGAAGAACCCCAATCCCACAGGATACAATGCATCAGACGGCCATTCAGAATTGATGTCCGTGATGTTTAGTTCGACCCCATGAGCAACACAATATTCTTGCAGTCGCAAAGGCACAGTATAAGGATAATGCTGATCAAAGTCACGGCTTTGCGTTTGAGCCAGTGCAGGATATATCTTACCCCCGACTATTCGGTCCGCTATCAAATTCAATGTCATTTAACATGCCCTGAAGTTCTTGCCATAATATTTGTTCAAACCCGCCGCCGTAAAAGTGATTCCAGTTGTGTTTGACAATGTCCCATGCGCTGTCAAATATGGCTTGACGATATTCTCCCAACTCATCCAACAGTTTCAGCGTGTGCGCAATCTTTTCTATACGCTTTGAATCATCTGGTTCATCATCATAACTTTCGTCCCACAAGTCACCAAACGTTTGGAATCCATAACTGCGCAGATACCGCAAACTGCCTTGTGTGCCCACAATCACAAACGGCATACCCAGGGCAATGGGTTTGAATGTCTTTTCAGTCAAGTGGTGTCTGCGTCCTGTGGCCACAGTTTCGGTAACCAAGTATAACAGACTCTCAGCAGATTGGTCAAACAAACTGAGCCAACATGAATGCATGGGATGATCGGTTTCACCCTCAAAGTTTCGTGGCAATGATTGTTGGGCAAACACTGTTTCAATGTCAGGATACTTGTTTTTAAGAGGTTGTACAGCATCTAGTATGGCAATGTTTTCTGCAGGGCACACAGCAGGGCATGACACGTGATTGTTGTGCATGCCTAATTTAAAAATCCAGTACAGCATTTCCAATCTATGCTTGCGCTCTCCGGCCACAATGCGATTGGGTGCTAAAAAAGTACGAGTGATTTGTCGTTGTTTGGGCGGAGTAATTAAAAAAGTCTTGTCATATCCGCGATACCAATCCAGTGCTGCCCAACCGTGAAAAAAATAATAGTAATGTTGCCAACCAAATTTTTTACACACTGTATCTACAGTGTCACTGTCACGTTCACTGGTAATAATTGCGCCGACTGTTCGATTGGTCTTTAAGGATTTGCTGTAGCCAGAATCTAAAGCCATCTGATTCAATTGATTGCGACGATCTATCACATTGTGTAAACTTTGATTTTTCACTACAACTTCTTCAAACGTAGGCATGTGTACGTTCAAATGAATAGGCTCTTGATCCCATAATAGTGTATAATTGTGTTCAACTAGATCATCGCTGCCATAATTAACTAGACTGTCAGGATCTGTTCTACCAAAAGGTTCACACCACCATAATCTCACACCAGGGTGATGACGTTTGATCCAAGGCCAGATTGTGTTATCATAAATCTCATCTATTCTAAGCATGTTTGACGTATTTTATTTTAGTGATGGGCGTAAGCCAAATTTGTTCCCACACGAGCGATCGGTGGATTCCGTCCAGCATGCACAGAAGTTGAGCCGCACACGATTTTTCTGGATTGTCCATTACTTAGCGGATTACACAGACTGGGACTGGCTTTTTGAACCCCTACCCTGGCAAGCAGATCAACGGCATGCCTGGGCCAGTCAATGGCAGTCAGATTCGGGCACATACCTTGTGCCATGTGCAGGCTATGAACACACAAACTATCACACAGATCGTGTCATAACAAGACTCAGCAGCCGTGATGGTTGGCACATACCCTCAAACATAGACACAGACAGTTTTGACTTTTCATGGCATCCTTTGCCCAGCGATCACTATCGGCATCACTTTCCCACACAATGGCAGACAGCAGGCGGACCTGTGTATAATTCGGGCGCTGACACAATCAAAATGGAAACCGCCCAGTATGCAGTAGCAAGGCCTACCAAAAAGTGCTGGACTGTGCCTGCAGGAGTTGAACCTGTAGATCAGTCATGGCACCCAAATCCTTTTGATCCACCCTACCGATATCAGTTCGGCACACAGCATCAACGCACTGGTGGCCCAGTTTACACTGTGCCTGGTGCAACAGAAGTAAAATATGTGGATCAGATACGTGCCACAACCAACAGAGTGGCCACTGCCGTATATGAAATAGATCACATGTGTGGGTCAGCAGGGCAAATATCTGGTACCACACGCACTGTGCGTTACTTTGACAACTACAGAGATACCTTGATACGCATTGCCAAGAGCATAGGTACCGAACATGAGTTTGTGTGGGTATGCTCAAGTATTTGTGATTACACTGGCTTTGATTTTTCGTGGCATCCTGAGCAATGGCAGGCCACAATGTTGCATGTGTTCCGATCTAACGATCAAAAGTTTGGTGATACATTCTTCATGCATGTGCCTACCTTTGCTGTGAGAGCAGAAAAGAAAGAACTGCTGGAATGGTATGACATAAACTTTGTTGACGTCAGTGTGCCACGCAATGCCATGCCTGTGATTGTGCATAGCGGTGACAGTCAAGTTGACGCTGTAAAGAACATAGAGTGGACAGGACCCTTGGCCACCTTTACCAACTACGATTACGTGCCCGGCGATCTTGTGACTGTGCCACTGTGGCGTGAACAAACCAAAGCCATTGTGCCCATCAGTGACGGTGCTGGCACAGTTGTAGTGCCACGTACCGCTGTGCCTTATATCAAAACACAGTTGTATGACTACGCTCATATAGACCGTACACAACGCCTGCTGAAAGATCCCCTGCTGGACATTGTGTTCATCAGCAATGGTGAAATAAATGCCGACATTTACTTTGAACATTTGGAATACACAGCCCACGACGCAAATCATAAAAATCTCATGCATCATGTGTCGGGCGTGAATGGCCGTGTGGCAGCATATCAAGCGGCTGCCAGACAAAGCACTACGCCTTGGTTTTTTGCTGTGTTTGCCAAACTAGAAGTCACTAGAGATTTTGACTGGTCCTGGCAACCTGATCGCATGCAACAGCCCAAACACTATATTTTTCATGCACACAATCCTGTGAACGGATTGGTATATGGGCACCAAGCCATGATTGCTTACAACAAGCAGCTGGTGTTGGAGAATACTGGGCAAGGATTAGACTTTACCTTGGACCAACCACATGAAGTTGTGCCCATTGTGTCGGGCACAGCCATGTATCATGATTCAGACTGGATGTGCTGGCGTACTGCATTCCGTGAAGTGCTCAAGCTCATGAGTGGTCCGCCGGATGTAGAAAACGAATATCGTTTACAGCAATGGCTCCTGGTTGATACCACAGAAGGGCAATGGAGTCGCAAAGGTGCAGAAGATGGTGTGGAGTACTATGACTCAGTTGCGGGCGACTTTGCGGCGCTGAAAAAGAGTTATGAGTGGGAGTGGTTGGCCACGTATGCGTTTGTCAAACGGAATCTATTAACGAATCAATAACATACTCAACTTCCAAGTCTGTCAGTTCAGGATAGATAGGAAGTGAAAGGCATCTACGTGCCAGACTGCTGCCAGCACTTAGCAAATCCGGACACGGATAGTGTTGATATGCTGGCAATTCATGCATGGGTGTTGCATAGTGTACTCGGGTTTCAACACCACGCAAGGCAAGATTGCGTTGTAAGATGTCTCGATTGTCCGCATGGATCACAAACTTGTGAAAGCAATGTGTTTCAAAGTTTGAATCATCAATTAAACAAGTGACATCTGGATGTTTTTTTAACATTTCCACCCAGTGATAAGCAATGGTGCGTCTGCGTTGTTGCCACTGATCAATGTAGCGAGTTTTTACCAACATCTGCGCACAGTCAATCTCACTCATTCTGCTGTTGGTGCCTGTCTCAGCATGATTGGTACGCTTGCCATTGCTGACCCAGTTCCGAGCAAACTCCATCAAGTTGCGACTGGCAGTGACTATGGCACCACCATTGCCATAGTTGGCTAGATTTTTTGTGGGGTCAAAACTGATGGCGCAATCGCCCGCACGTTGACATTTGTTGCTGAGCCAATGTTGTGCACCATCTTCTATAATGGGATGAGTTAATGACCACACACTTTGTTTCATTTCGTTAAGTGCTTGACCATACAACCCCACAGCACAAATAGCTTGTATATCTGTGCTGTGCGCAAGTTTGGTCATGTCCATGATGCCATATTGATCGGTGTCCACAATGTGCAGGTTCCACCCTGCTCGAACAAATGCGTTGAGGGTGGCTGGATACGTCAAGGTAGGTACAGCCACTGTAGGTGTGTCAGGTCGACCTGCTTGCAGCATGTGCCACTCAGCAATGATTTCCAAGGCCTGTGTGCCAGAGTGGCAGGTCACAGCGTAGGGTTGGTGGTTGCGACGAGCCAGCCAATCTTCAAATTCATAGGTATAGTTACCACTCATGAGTTGACCTGAACGCAACACAGTATCTGTTGCGTCCAAGACCTCGGTGCGGAGATTGTTATACTGTCGTCGGATTCCAATAAACGGAACTGTTAAGCCATTCAATTTATTCTCCAAAATACACCATTCTCTCCTCTGTTGGGGAATAAATCTTTAGGTGTATCTTCTCGGTGTACGTCTAGCGTAAAGCAATGCCAACCTCCGTCCCAGAAACTTCTAGTTCGTAGATCAAAAAAGTGAACGGTAATACCACGTTTGTCTAGCCATTGAGTCAAAGGAGGATAATCTTTCATAGCAACAACATTCTTTTCATCAAGCACTAACATATTAACTTCAAATACTGTTTCTCTAAAGTTACCTATCCAATTTTGTGCTACTGTTTGTAAATGTTGGTCAAATGCTTTATTTCCGTCTATTGATAAGTCATTGGCCGTCCATTTTTTTGTATGTCGAAAATTATGTAAATTATTAGGAATTTTAAATACTTCCCATCCTGGAAAACTTTGACTATAGTCAGTTTTATAATGGGTTGATACAATCAGACCAGGCGACACCGGGCAGAAAACACCATCACTGTGTCCGTCGGTGTTGGATATGTTAACTCTATATTTACGCCCAAGTTGATTAACTAGACACTCACAAACAAACCCCCAAACATGTTTGTGACTCTCAATATCTATAATTATATCTTTACCTAGTCTCACCAGTGCTGGTGGGTGTACACAATTTATAGGTTGATCTTTGGGTGTCAATACATCTAACCCCTGTTGTTGATAATACTCTAACCAATGATACCATGGATCAATTTTTAAATTATTATGTAAACTATATAGAGTTTTGTCTAACACCAAGTAATCATCTCTTGGTGTTACTGGAGGCTTGGACAATGTACCATTATCATTGATATGATTATCAATGCTTGTAAACACAGGTCGTCTTACTACAATTCCTCTTGATTCTAAAAATGTCTGTAGCCGCCTGGTGTCTTCTTGAGTCCACGCAGTTATTTGTCTAAATGGGTCAGCAATCTCGTTGGGCAAATGATCGTAATACGACTCTGGATAGCAGTCACCAAGCCATACTTCTCGAAGTGGTGTAAATCCAAAGTTCGAATTGATCATTTGCCAGCCCAGTAAACGCTATTTGTAAGCCACTCATAATACTTTTGGAATCCTTGTTCTACGTCTACTTTGGGATCAAAACTCAAGATGGTTCTAGCTCGATCAATGTTTAATGCGCCACGGCTGGGAAAGTCTGCGTCCTTGTCACGCACTTCAATAGTGCCTTTGCCCACAATCTTCACAATCATTTCTGCTGCTTCCAACAGACTCACTGAATGTGACTTGGTAATGTTGAATGTCATGTTGCGGCACATGATGCGTGTGGCGGCAGCAACAATGCCATCGGCAGCATCATCCACATAGGTAAAGTCTAAGGTTTCATTTGCTCCATTAACTCGGAGCACTCCGCCGCGCATTGCTGTGAGCATGAATTTGGCAACGACTCGGTCTTCAACATCAAGTGGCCCATAAACAGCACTGGGACGGATAATAACATACTCAAAGCCACAACGGCGACTATAATCTTTGACAAGGTCTTCTCCACATAGTTTCATTATTCCATACTGTCCTTGCGGACGGCATTCGTCATCTTCCAGCACTTGGTCTTCAAAGTCTCCGTACACCATACTGCTACTGATGTACACAAATCGTTCAATCCGGTGTTTTTTGGCACTCTCAAGCAAGTTGATCAGGCCACGCATCATGACATCTGCGCCATGAGCAGGGTTGGCATTGACCACTTTCTGTCGGGGAAAACTGGCACAGTGGATAATAACTTTTGGCTGTTCTTTACCAATCACATAGTCCACAGCGTCTGTGTTTGTGATGTCTGTGTTGTACACAGGATGATTGTTGATCTTGGCCAAGCGTTCGGCCATCAAGTAGTTTATTTCTGCTTGTGGAATGATACCATAAGTGGTCTTGGTATCCATGATCATGGTTTTCTCACCACGTGCTTGTAGACGTTGTACTATGTTGTGACCAATAAGGCCAAGGCCGCCTGTTACTAAAAATGTCATACTAGATTTCTTTCTTTTATAAATGGTACAATCACTTGTTCAACAAACAATTTGTGTTGTGGGTTGCTGGGATGGTAGTCATTAGGTACTGGGAATTCCAAGCCAGAATGATCTCTACACCATTCGTATTCTCCAATAACTGGCAAAAAATTTGTAAAATCAATTTCGTTATAAAGATGAGCAGTGTCGGCAAAAGTTTTTACATAGTCGGGTATAACCTCTCCAGTATACGTAGTCATAAAATATTTAATTCCGTGTTGTTTTAAAAACCACTGAGTACGTAGTATATGTTCAAGTGTATAAATCAATGACCCGGTCCGAGTGTGAAACTCTGTATAGTATAGTTTGGCATGATGCATTTTCCACCCATTATTCGCAATGGCCCAAGCACCCGGGCTATCTTTTATAAATTTTATGGGATTTTCCATCCACCCATCTTCTTTTAACACTTCAGGTACTCGTTGAACGTAGAAATCATGTCTATCGGGACCCGACCACATGATGCCCACCAATATGTCTTCAACGGCAGTGTGTTTCAATGTCTCTGTGACTTGATATATCACTCTGCGACTGATCAAGCCATTTCCCTGACTGCCCATTGCTGTGCTGATATGTTCATAGTCAGGCAGTGTAATGGCAAGGTGTTTAGGCCAAGTTTTAGCCCATGGACTCTTACATTCGCTAAAACTGCACCCGCCTGTGATCAAAGTTTTCATTTGAATTTCAACCTAAAAAATGTTTGATTGGGTTCACTAAGTCGGGCCATGATTCGATATCGATGACCGTAACTGCTGTGATCTGCTTGACGTATCCAATAAGGTGATTCCACAGCATGAGCCATCACAAACTGGCCTGCTTCACTTTCTTGCCATTCCCAAATTGGCTGTGCCGCATACAAGTCTGGATCTTCAACATCGCCCATGGTGAACTCATACACACAGACGTCACTAAAACGCACTACCTGGTCATCGACGATTTTGTATTCTGGGTCTTGGTATTGTTTGTATTCAGAGTATTGATTGCGTGTTGTTGACATGCAACATTGTAACAGATTACTCTGCTAATGTCGATGCCATTGGAAAAATAGCAGCAATGGCTTCTGCACAGGCTCTAGCAACTTCTTGGTGCTCTTTTTGTGTGCCATTTGCACTGCGCAATTCAATAAAGTGAATCCAACTACGTAGTGTGCCATTCATGTACAAGCGACTGCTCATCATGCCCTCGGGCAACACAGCACGAGCCTGTTCCTTAGCAATGCCATTTTCTATAGCCCAGTTGTAGGCTTCCAAGGCAGCAAGTTTAACACGAGTCTGAGCACGTTCCCAATCTGAGATCAAATTACGTGCGTCAGGATTGTCGGCTATAACTTCTATGCTGTTCTGTCTGTTCTTGGTGTCTTGGAGTCTGGCTTCGCGTAGTACGAATTCAAGATCCTTTGTTGGGTCAGCATAACGTTGCGAAAACTCTTGGAAGCTGAAGCTTCTGTGTCTGAGGATTTGCCGCGCAATATCTCTTGTTGTTGTAATTTCCATGCAAGCACTGACCATTTCAAGGGGGCTCCAGTGCTGGTGTCGAACAAGATACCGGATAAGTTTTTCGCTAGTGTCTGTGTTGAATTGGTTGGAGGGATTGGACACACGGGCGCAGTACGCAATAAGTTCTTGTGCATCGCCAATGCCTTGAGTTGCAAATTCTTCGGTAGGTTGACTATAGCTGAGTAAACGAACATTCATAAGTCTTTTAATAGTTTGTCTGTTTCGGGTTGTACAATAGTAGCGATAGCACCAACATCAAGAATAAAATCAACATCGCGTACTTCTTCACCGAGGTCAGTCAAGGTTCTTGTCATCACAGTTTCAATTTCTTCTATGTCAAGTCCCTGACGTCGTAGCAAGTCAAGATTAATAGTTCGTTGTCGCTTACCATGTAACTTGACTATGACTTTTTTGATACACTCAAGTGGAACATCTGTGATGTCTACATCGTCAATGATGTGTTCCCAGCGTTCCAAGAACTCATCACTGAACTGCATCAGCCGCTGCCTTCTTGCGACTGCGTGTTTTAGCGGCAGCGGGTTCAACGGCAGTGTCCACAGGTACAGTTTTAGCAGACTTCATGTTCACAGCAGGAAACATCTTCTGTGCTTCTTTTTTCATTCTGGCTGCTTCGGCAACCAGGCCCTTGGCATCAGCTTCCATGCGTTTGGCCTGGGCCAGCATGTTGGCCGCAAGTGATTGGTCATCTAATGCGCCATCAGCAGGTGCTGTGAGTGGAGCAACCAAGGCTTCTGCATCACTCATGCGACCTTCTTTGAATGCTTTTTCTGCTTTGCGTTTGGTAGCAGGATCAACAATGCCGGCGCTGGCATCAAGTTGTTGCATGCGTTTGAGAGCATCAGCACCTGATTCCATTTCTTTCACAATGCGATTGAGTTCGTCCAGTTTGACATTGCTCTGTGCTGTGGGAGTGACAATCACCTGGTTGGTTTGAATTTTCTTCAGCATGCCTTCGTTGTGCAAGGCTTGTAAGATAACTCTGCCATCGGGCAACAGGTTACGATGCAACACATCAGCCAAGTTGGGTGAGGCCTGTCCGGGCGCTGATTCCAAAATGTTCATAATGGTGTTATGAAAGTGAGTGGGCAATGTCTCAGGATAGATTACCAAGCACATGTGTTCTTCGCCGGGCAGTTCTCTAAATATGATTGCAACCTTGCGGTCACCGTGTCGTCCTATATGTTTCAACATTGTCATTCTCCTTGTGTGGGTTCAGCTGGTTGTTGTGCTTCAGCTTGTTGTGCCAACTGTGCTTGTGTAGCAGTCAAGAAAGCCGTGAGCTTGTCATAGATGCTGCCTACACTGCTCATTTCAGCAGCCTTGAAAGCGCCACGTTCTGTAGCGGCTTCAATTAAGTTTTTGAGTGATGCCATATCGGCTAGGGTTAGTGATGCGTTTTCCATGCAAATATTTAAGGCAACGGAATGTTGGTGGAATATTTTATGGTGTATTTTGGAAGAACTGTTCGGCACGTTGCTGTGCTTCTGCTTGATCAGCGGCCCACACTGTGACCATGGCGATCGAGCCCACAATCTCTAAATCAAACGGCACTGCACCTGTGAATCTAAACTCTTCAGGAACAGGCACTCGAACCACAAACTGTTTCAGCCCACGGATACGATCCAGCACTTGCTTGATGGGTTCAGTCACGTTTGTGCCAGTCTCTGCGCACAATACGTGCTTCTTCAATGCAACGAGTCACAATGGGCCGCACATATGGTGCTGCCAATCCTGCTACAAATCCGTACACAAACCATTCAAATTCAATCACACCACTCGTCCTATCACAGCATACATCAGACCGTCCATCAAGTGCTCGTATGGCTGTCCTTGTCTGCGCAGATAGTAAATCTGTTCAACCAGTTCTTTAGCATTGGCATTGCCTTCAGGGGGCAATGCACCGCGTGATTCTAATTCTTCTAACAAATCTTCGGTATCAAAATCTACTAGATCTACGTCAACTTCTACTTCGGTGTACACTGTTGGCATTCAAAACTCCTTCATGCGCTTAACGTCTTTGTGCTTGACAATTACAACATTCTTTACAACACTTTCGTATTTAATGGGCAAATCCAAGTGTATGCTGATCCTGGGTCCTTCCACAGGACTGATCAAGGTATCGTTGCCCACAGTGCCTGCAAAAGGAATACCATTCCAGTGACCAAACACCCTGTCGCCTATCAAGTACTCAGGCCGGTAACCAATACGTTCAAAGTATTCTGTTTGATTGCCCATCATCTACCCAGTGCAAAGCCTGCAACAAATCCAATTATCATACCTACAATCATACCCAAAGCAAATATCATTGTCGCTCTCCTCAATCCTTCTTGTTCTCGTCATAGTAGGCATGTGTGCCCCAGGGTGGAACAATGGTTGTGGTGCCATGCAAGATCCATGTAGTGTCACAGTATTCAGCGTCACCCCAAGAACCAAACGGATATCCGTCTGTGAACACAATGAGTCGGCGTGGTGTGATCTCTTGATCTTTCAAGTAGGTAAAGATACAATCAAAATCAGTACCACCACCACCTTTGACTTCGTAGTCAATCATTGAATCCAAATTGTCCGAGTCATATTGTGCAGGATTGTAGCAGTCAGTGTCAAATGTGACAACATGGATTTTGTATGCTGGGAACGAGTCCATGATGCCTTGGATCTCACTCAAAAAGTCTTTCAACATTGACTCTGAGATCGAACCAGACGCATCCAACATCACAGCAATGTCAATCATTTCGTCGGGCTTTTGTCCGGGCATCACAGCATCCATGTGCCAACCTTTGCGGCTGGCCCGCATCCAGGTGTAGTCGGCTTTGATGGTGCTCTCCAAGTTCATGCGCAACAATTCACGCCAGTTCATCTGGGGTTCTGTCAGCTGTTGGATTAGTCGCTTGACGCCTGCGGGCAAGTTGCCAGCACCATCCACAGTAGCGGCAGCTGCCAGCATGGCTTCTTTGATCTCGTCCTTGATGGCCTGCTTTTCTTCAGCAGTCAATTTGGGACGACCCTTGCCTTCTTCATCACCTTCTTCATCACCTTCGCCGTCACCGTCCAAGTGCTCGTCGATCATTTGATCCAGCAATTTGCCGATGTCGATCTTTGTTGCATTTTGGTACAAAGCATCATACACTTCTTCTGAACTCATGCCGTCATACTTGCGATCATACAAACAAGGCACTGACGTGATCTTCTCACCCACATTGTGTTTGACCAAATCACCGTTCACACAATAGTCATTGGCAATGTTCCACAACTGTGGGTCACGATCACCGCGGCGTCCAAAGTGATCATATACACAATGCAACACTTCATGTCCAAACAAAAACTCAATTTCTTTGGGACGCAACATCTCAATGAAGCGAGTGTTGTAGTAAAAATTACGTCCGTCTGTTGCGGCAGTGGCACACCACTCATCAGCATTGACCAGCTTCAAACGTGTTGCAAGGTTGCCAAAGAAACTTGCTTTCAGCAACAGGCCCACACGGGCTGAAATCAATTTTTCACGCACCACACGATCCAGTTTGACGTCCATGGGACCGATCAAGTTGGCAAACTTCTTTGCGTCATCTTTTGTGGCAGTGGTGCCGGCTGTGGCATGTAGTATGTCAGGGTTAAAATAGTGCATGCGATTCCTTGTTTGTTTCATGTATTATAGCACGAGTTGAATTAATGGTCAATGTAGTACTTGAGTGTTACAGATACTTTAGTATAAACCACGACTGTGAGGCTTCATTGTAGAAGTCCAAATGCACTTGGTAATCATAGTGATAGCCTGCTGGTGCTGTGCCCCATTGATACCCGTCCAACACGCTGCCAGGTCTAGGCTGATTGGGCTCCAGGCCACGATGGTCACGTGCGGTAAAACCCAGTTCACGCCGCATGATGTGCCGCATGCGTATGGTCTGACCAAAGTCCTCAGCCAAGCGGTCCAGCACCTGAGCCCAGTCTTCAGGGTTGTGAAAGATGATGAGATTCTTCTTTGTGGTTACCCGATAAGACATTATGCAGTGCCTGAATGTGCCAATTCAAAGAACATTAGTTCTTTGTCCGAAGCCACGTAGATTCGGTAGTTGCGATACTCGGTGCTGTAAGCCCACTGTAGATTTAAGTCTTCCGGTTGATGACTTGAAGGTACCGTGTCATTCAGTTGTTCAGCAATTTCATTCTGTATCTTGACATCTGTACTCCAACCATATGTGCGGTTGAACCAACGTCGGGCTCGATCAAACTCCAGCACACCACTGCTGTATGTGCCCTTGGGAAACTCAATGGTGTACCGGTAGATCTTGCTCCAACTGTTGCGACCATTTAGTTTGACAATTTCGTATTTCATACAAAAAGGGTGGCGCAGCCACAGCCCTTGCAGACTGCGCCACCCACCCCCAATCAGCTGGCTTGCAAAATGTACTTGCCGTAGCGAGCATGGAACTCGTCAAAGCACTTGATCTTGGTGGGTTGCATTGGCAACAAGTAAGTTGTCAACGCAATTCTAGCACCCAACACCACCAGTTCAGTTTCAAAGTTCTTCATCATGTATGTCAAAAAGTTATTGCTCATTTCATGGAACTCTTTGTCGCCAACTTTCTTTTGCTCCACAGCATCTTTGAGTTCGTAGCACATGGAGATAACCAAACTGTACATGGCACTGACTTCTTTGACATTCAAGTCAGTGACCTTGCCACTCAAGATGTCTGCGGGCTGGGGCATCTTGCCAGACACTTTGCGGTGAGCCTTGAACTTGACAGCAAGACCCTCGCCCACAGTACCTGCAA